GACCCCCACTCCCCCGCCCCGGGAGTTCCATCGGCGGATCCCGTACGTGGAGGACATCACGCCGACGGGCAACCCGCTGATCTTCCGGAAGACCAAGGAAGTCGAGCGGGAGCGGTGGAACGCCGCCCACCCGGACTCGATGTTCCGCAAGGACGAGCCGGGGGACGATCGCTGTGGCTAGCCCCCTGGTGCCGACCGACAAGGCCATCGACAAGGAGCGGATGTTCCGAAATGTCGGATACTACCCCCACCCCCGCCAGTGGCTGTTCCATCGAAGTCAGGCTCGTTTCCGTCTACCGGTGTGCGGTCGCCGCTTCGGGAAGTCCCGCATGTCGGCGATGGACCTGCTCCCAGAACTATTCGTGCCCAACCGTAGATATTGGATCGTTGGACCCACGTACGACCTGGGCGAGCGGGAGTTCCGGGTCATCTGGGACACGCTGAAGCAGCACCACCTGATCGGCCCGCACACCGACATCAAGGGCACGTACAACCGCGCCAACGGCAAGATGTGGATCCAGTTCCCCTGGGGCACGCGCCTCGAAGTGCGCTCGGCGGATCACCCAGAGTCCCTAGTCGGTGACTCCCTGCACGGCGTGATCATGTCGGAGGCGGCCAAGCAGTCGGAGAACACCTGGCACCAGTACATCCGACCGGCGCTCACGGACTACCACGGGTGGGCGACGTTCCCCACCACGCCCGAGGGCACGGCCAACTGGATCTACGACCTGTGGCGGCTGGGGCAGAACCCGGAGGAGCCGGAGTACGAGAGCTGGCAGTTCCCGAGCTGGACCAACCCGTACGTGTACCCCCGGGGTGAGGACGACCCGGAGATCCTGAGCATCAAGCGGGAGACGGCCACACCGATCTTCTTGCAGGAGTACGGCGCATCCTTCGCGGCGTTCGCCGGGCAGATCTACCCGGAGTTCGACGAGAAGATCCACGTGCGGCCGGTCCAGTTCAACCCGGAGTGGCCGAACTACATCACCTGGGACTTCGGCTTCACCAACCCGCTGGCGGCGGTCGAGTTCCAGGTCGACCCGATGGACCGGGTGTGGGTGTGGCGGGAGCACTACGCCCCGGCGATGACGATCGAGCAGCACGTCGAGGTGATGAAGTCCCGGCCACAGCCGCTGGGTTACCGGGTGGACCTGATGTTCGGCGACGGGGCCGACCCGGAGGCGATCGCCGTGCTCAACCGGATCTGGGCGCCGACGGTGGGCGACCCGCTGGCCAAGAACAACTGGCGAGACGGGATCGGCATGGTCAAGCGCTTCCTGCTGCCCCGGGACGCCAACGCGCCCGAAGGCAGCCCGGGGGCGCAGCCCAGCCTGTTCATCGACAACTCCTGCGTGAACACGGTCAAGGAGCACATCAACTACCGGGCCGTCTCGCCGACCAAGGACTTGGACCCGCGCGAGCAGGCCAAGCGCTCCAGCGACCACACCTGCGATGCTCTGCGGTACGGGCTGATGCACGTGTTCAAGCTGGGCTACCGCGCGAACGGTGTGGCGTCCTCGATGCTGCTCAACATGCGTGAGGATCGCCCGACCCGCAGGGAAGCCGAATCCAGCCCGGGACTGCTGGAGGGTTACATCACCAACGACCTGGTCAGCGTGGAAGGAATGCGGTTCTGATGGTGCAGCGAAACCGGAACCGGAACACCAACGTTCCTCAGCCCCCGACCAAGCCCAGTCCGGGAGTTGTTGACATCACATCCGAAGGGCGTAGTAGCGTCCGAGCTTCGGAAGACGGTGTCGTGGCCGCCTCCGAGCAGGGTAACGCCCCCGCCTCCTCACGCGGATTGCCGTCTGCGGATCGAGTTGTAGGCGGGGGCGAAACCGCTGACGGTGTGCCCTACCTGATCCAGAGCGCGTACGGGAACACGCTGCTGGCCACACCGACCGGGCCGGGCTCCAAGCCGCGTACCGCCGCCAAGGTCAGCCCGGACGCCGCGAGCTTCCGGGAGATCGGCGCAGCCAGCCCCTCCCCGTTCACCTCCGCGCTGCGGCGTGACCCGAACACCGCCCTGCGGGGTGTGGCGGGGATCGCCACCTACCGCCAGATGTGGCGGGAGAACGGGGCAGTCCGCCGTGCCATCCGGCGGATCCAGACGCCGATCGAGTCCGCGCGCTGGACCGTGGTCCCGGGTGAAGACAGCACGGGTGCCAAGAAGCAGGCCGAGTTCGTCGCGGAGAACCTGTTCGAGAACCTGGACGTGACCTGGGCGCAGACCCTCTCGGACATCCTGCTGATGCTCCGGTACGGCTACTCGATGGTGAACAAGGTCTACATCCGCGACACCCGGCCGGGCGGCGGGGCGATGATCCGGTTGGCCAAGCTCGCGCCGCGTCACCCGCTGGACGTCGAGCACGTGCAGTACGACAAGTTCGGCTCGCCCGAGTCGGTGTGGTTCTACCCGGCCGCTGCCTACGAGACGCGCTCGGACGGCCAGGCGTACCCGATCGGCAACGCGGGCAACGCCAACGTCGAGATCAAGATCGCGAACCTGGTGGTCTTTACGCTCGACGGAGAGGCGGGCGACCTCCAGGGCACCAGCGTGCTCCGCTCGGCCTACGGCCACTGGATCATGATGAACGCGTTGATGAAGATCGACGCGGTCCAGAAGGAGCGCCACGCGGTCGGTGTCCCGGTGATCACGCTGCCGCCCGGTGCGACCGACAAGGAACTGGAACTGGCCGAGGAGATAGGCCGTAACCTCCGCGCCAACGAGCGGGCGCACGTCGTGCTGCCCGACCCGCAGTGGAAGCTGGAGTGGGCCAAGATCGAGGGGTCTGTGGTCAACCCCCTGGAGTCGGCCGAGTGGCACGCCAAGCAGATCGAGCTGAACGTGCTCTGGGAGGACACCGACAACGGCTACGACCTGTTCATGAAGTCGACCCGGTACATCGCCGACCGCATCGCCGACACGCTCAACCGGTGGGTGGTCAAGGAGCTGGTCGACTACAACTGGGCGAACGTGAAGAAGTACCCGAAGCTCACGCCGCGCTGGATCGGTGAGTTCGAGGACATGCGCACCCGGAGCTTCGCGATCCGCAACCTGGTCGGTGCCGACCTCATCACGCCGGACGAGGTGCTCGAAGCGCAGCTCCGTAAGGAGCTGGACCTGCCGATCGCGGACCTGACCACCCGGCGTGTGGTCGAGGCTCCGCAGAACCCGAACGACCCGGAGAGTGAAGGCGGGGACTCTGCCGTACCGGGCGACAAAGCCCCCGCCGGTACCAACGTAACCGGCCGGGCAGCAGGCAAGCAGTCCGGGCAGCAGGCGGGCAAGCCGCGCCAGGCCAACCCACCCACCGGCCGCCAGCAGGCCAATGCAGGGACCGATCGATCTGGAGGTAAGTGATGGGTGCGTACAGCGGTACCGCCTACAACCCGCACAACGGACAGAACGTGAAGTGGACGCTGGCCTCTGTGCTGGCGGCGTGTGGCAAGGACTTGGACAAGATCGGGATCACTTGGTACTCGATCGGGAACTCGTCGCACTTGCAGGGTCAGGGCGGCCACACCCCCTGGAAGCCGGGTGCCCCCTACGGCACGGTGACCGCGATCGACATCATGAAGTCTCCGTACGACGACGTGGAGAAGCGCGTCCTGGACGTGCTCAAGTCGAACTTCGACACCACCTGGATCGACTTCGTCAACACCAACTACGAGCAGTACGACTACGACGGAGACTGGCAGGCCGACTCCGGGGACGGGCATTGGCATCTGGAGACCCTGCCCAAGAAGACCGGTGGCAGCACGATACTGATCCAGAAGGTGTGGCCGGAGAAGTTCACCACCACACCGCCCCAGCCGACGACGCCCAAGGGAGGGGTCATGCCGGGATACACGTTGGTCCAGGTACGTGGACACGATGCCGTGTTCAAGGCCGAGAACGGAACCTTGCAGCACGTCAGCAGGGCTCAGCGGGACGTGCTCCAGAAGGAGTTGAAGTCCAACGGTGCGCGCTCTGACGTGTTCGTCATGGACACCGAGGAGCAGCTCGCGGCCTTCGGGACCGTGGTAGTCCCGCAGACCACCAAGGTCGACGGGCTCACTCCCCCGGCCAAGTAGCTAGAGATGAGGAGAAGTGCCAGGACGAGTGGCCCACGGAACGTACGCCCACGATCTAGGGCGCAGGCACCCGTTCGAGGTGGCAATGCTGTTCGCCGCCTTGTTCATCAGCGTGTCCCGGTTGATCGCGCAGAACTCCGGGACCATCGAGCGCACGTTGCCGCCGGGTCTGATCGTGGCCTGGTACGCGATGCTGGCCATCGGCAGCTTCGTCGCCCTCTCCGGCGTGTTCTGGCGGGAGCCGCTGGCCGGTCTGCTCATCGAGCGGGCGGGGTTGCTCTTCCTGATCGCCGCCACGGTCATCTACAGCTTCGCGCTGTTGTACGCGGCCGGGTTCCGTGGTGCGGCGGCAGCCTCCTTCGTGGTGGCGTTCGCAGCGGCTTCATCGATACGTGCCATCGATATCGGCCGTATCTTGGTGCGAATTCGAGCGGTAGCCGTGGCAACAGGCGCGGTGCTCGACGAGGGGGAGGAATCGAAGGAGTGATCGCAGCTCTGGTAGCCGCTCCAGCAGTCCTTGCGGCAGAAGGATCGTCTGGTGGGGTATCGAGCTGGGTTTCCCTGTTGGTGGGATCGCTCGTCGCGATCTTCGGCGGCGGCGGCATCTACCAACTGCTGACCGTCCGCAACAACAAGCGCCAACTGATGGCGGGCACTGACAAGATCCGAATGGAGGCGGCCGACCTGCTGGCCGACTCTGCGGTAGCAATGCTGGCACCACTCCGCGACGAACTGGTTCGGGTGAACGCCAAGGCCGACTCACTCTCGGCGAAGGTCGACGTTCTGGAGACCACACTCAATCGGGAACGTGCCACATCCGAGACGCGAATTCGTCAGTTGGAAGATGACATCGCCGCCAGAGAACGCACACTGGCAGTGAAGAACGCGGAGATCATCGAACTCCGTGCGCACATCAAGGGCTCCACCGGATGGCCCGGCGGGGCTTAGGAGGTCGTCATGTTCGCTAACGGGCGCATCTTCGGCCGGGAGCCGGTACTCGTCGCCGCATTCCTGGCAGCAGTTATCCAGGTGCTCAGCTCCCTGGTCCTGCACTGGAGTGACAACCAGCAGTCGCTGTTGAACGCCGCCGTCGCCGCGCTGCTCGGATTCGCCGCCGCTGCCGGTGTCTCCTTCGACAAGGCACTGCCCGCCGTCGTGGGTGTGGTCCAGGCCATCATCGCCGTCGCGGTCGGATTCGGCCTGCACCTGGGAGATACCCAGGTCTCGATGATCACCGCCATGGTCGCGGCGGGTGTGGCCCTGTGGACCCGGGATCGGGTGGTCGCTCCCGTAGACGCGTCGGGGGCAAAGGTCAACCCCTAGTAGCGCTGCATGCGACTATTCATGCATCATGGGCGTGAATAGACAGGGGAGGTAGGAACGTGCGGGCTAGTTACCGGTCCGACCTGACCGCCATCACCCTGGACGAGGGATCCAACAAGGGCTGGGTGCAGGCTCTGAAGCCGGGCAATTTCAAGCACCCAATCTTCGGCGAGATCGACATCAACGCCATGCGGATGATGCGCTTCGCCGATCATGCGAACCGGGGTGTTCGTGGCATCGCCATGGACATCGATTACGACCACAAGGCCCAGCGGATGGACGCGGCGGGCTGGGTCGTGCAGACCGAAGCTCGCCCTGACGGCGTGTGGTACCTGGTCGAGTGGACCGACGAGGCAGCAGAGAAGATCCGCAAGAAGCAGTACAAGTACTTCTCCGCTGAGTTCGCCGACGAGTGGACCCATCCGGAAACGAGCGTCACCTATGAGGACGTGCTCTTCGGCGGCGGTCTGACCAACCGTCCGTTCATCAAGGGCATGGTCCCCGTGAATCTCTCGGAGAGCGAAGCCGTAGCGGCACGGCTCGCCGAGGAAGACCCCGCGCCGACCGGCGACGGGGGAGCTACCGAAGGAGGCGCAGTGGATCTCACTGCAATCCGGAAGGCGCTCAAGCTCTCCGAGGGCACGAGTGACGAGACGGTCATCGAGGCCGTTCTCGCGAAGCTCGCCGAACCGGCTCCCACGCCGGTTGCGCCCCCGGCCGATGACGTGACCAAGCTGGCCGAGGACAACCCGGTCGTGGCACGTCTGCTGGCTGAGCAGCAGGAGAGCAAGAAGCGCCTCGCCGAGATGGAAGCGGCGATGAGCCTGTCGGAGATCCGGACCACGCTGCACGACGTGGACACGGACACCGACCTGGCCATCACCCCCGCTGTGAAGAACCTGGCCGAGCCGCTGATGGCGAAGCTGCCCAAGGCGGTCCGTTCGGACCTGGTGGAGATCCTGCGCCAGTTCGCCGAGGGCAAGGGCACCGTCAAGCTGGGCGAGCAGATCGGTACCAGCACCGTCCGCCACACGGCGGTCGAGGCGGGAGACCCGGTCAAGGAGTTCCAGGAGCTGATCTCGGAGGTCCAGGACAAGGACAAGCTGTCCTACCGGGACGCCGTCAGCCGGGCGATGCAGCGCAACCCGCAGCTCTTCGAGAAGTACCGCGACGCCACCGAGGCGTTCCAGAAGCAGGTGATGTAGCCGATGGCTAACTACATCCTCGGCAAGGGCTACCTGTGGCAGCCCGTGACCGGCCTGGCGCGTGGCCTGTTCGTGAAGCAGGGCACCGTCGCGCAGTCGGCGACGGCGATCACCGCGATCACCGACGTGGCGATCGGCGTGAACCAGGAGACGTTCACCGACGCCATGGCGGCGACCGGCAAGTTCGTGGCGCCGATCTGGATCCCCGGGTCCATCGCGCGCGTGGTCGCCAACGCCGCGATCGCAAAGGGCGCTCGTGTGGCTCCGGCCGCCAACGGCAAGGCCCAGACCGCAGTGACCACCCAGTTCGCCGTAGGCATCGCGCAGTCCGCTGCTGCTGCCTCCGGCGACGAGATCGACGTCCTGCTCTTCGCAGGCGCCGTCGTGACCCCGTAAAGGAGGGATGACCAATGCCAGTGTGGAACTCCTTCCAGGCGGGGACTCGGATCACCGACCCGGTCCTCTCGCAGATCTCGGTTGGCTGGCCCGCATTCGGGTTCGTCGGCGAGGCTCTGTTCCCCTCGGTCAACGTCACCGAGCGGTCGGCCAAGTACTACGTCTTCAACGACCGGAGCACCGCAGTCACCGCCGAGGTGGACTACCGGGCACCGGGCACCGAGGCGAACGAGATCCCCGGTCTCGCGCTCTCCAGTGACCAGTACTTCACTCAGGAGCACGCGCTCCAGATGGCGGTCACGGACGAGGAGCGGGAGAACATCCCGGCGGGTTCGGGCATCAACCCCGAGGCCGACGCCGTCGAACTCCTGACCAGCAAGCTGACCATCGGTCGCGAGCTGGCCATCAAGGCGTTCGCGACGACCGCTGCGAACTACGCGACCAACCACTCCGTGGCCCTGGTCGACGGCACCAGCACGTGGTCCACCACGGACTACGCGCAGGCGGGTTCCGACCCGGCGGCTGTGATCGAGCGGGCCAAGCGGCGTGCACACCGGGCGGGTAGCCCGGCGCTGAACACCGCGATCATCCCCTACGCGACGATGTCGTTCCTGCGTTGGCACCCGAAGCTGCTGGCCAAGGGCCAGTACGTGCGTGGTGACAACCTGGAGAACTCCGACGTCATCTCGCTGCTCGGGATGGAGGGTTGGAACGTCATCATCCCGGAGGTCCAGAACAACACGGCGGCCATCGGCCAGCCGGGTGCGCTGGACTACCTGTGGGGCGACTCGGTCGTGCTGGCCTACGTGCCTCCGGCGGCGGGTCTGAAGACTCCGGCCTACGGCTACCAGTTCACGCGCAACCCGTTGACCGTGGACCGGTGGCGCGAGGACAAGCGGAAGTCCGACCTGGTCCGCGTGCAGTGGGAGTACGACCTCAAGGCGATCGGCACCGACTCGCTCGGCAAGATCGTGACTGGGTACCTGATCACCAACACCATCCACGCGACCGACCAGGCCGCGCTGTAAAGGAGGCGAAGGTGGCAGAGGCAAAGGGCAAGGCTCCGTTCGAGCAGCCCCGTACCCAGGGCGTCGAGGTGCAGGGCGAGGATCGGCGCAAGGACGAGTGGGACGGCGAGGGCAACCGCCTGGCGGCTATCCGCGAGGGCAAGGCCGACGCAGACCTGGTCTACGACGGTCTGACCCAGGTGCCTGTGGTCGAGCAGGTGAAGAGCGACGAGCACACCGGTCGTTACGTAGCGGTGAGCAACATCGAGACGACCGACAAGCCGACCGAGGACGACAGCCCCAAGCGGGTCGTCATCCCGGAGGGCGAGGTCGTCGAGGGTCTGTCTGAGGAGCAGCTCCGTCCGCTGATCCAGTCCGGGGCCGTCCGGCTGGAGACCAAGGACGAGCGCAAGGACGCTGAGAAGAAGTAAGCACGTCTGACGGCCCGGCTCCCCTTCCCCGGGAGCCGGGCCGTCGTACCTAGGGAGGCTCGATGGCTCGGATCACCGTGCAAGAGGCTCAGGCGTGGGCCGAGGCATCGAAGCTGGACATCATCACGCTCGACACGGCACTGCTGGCGCAGGTCGAGACGATGGTCCTGGCGCAGCTCGGGCGGGCGTACGACCCGCTGACCGTGCAGCTCCTGTGGGTGAATGAGGCGACCACACCGCAGGTGGTGCGGACGCTGATCGCGATGAAGTACGTGTCGTTCTTCTACGACCGGCAGTACTCCGAGGACGAGGGCCGTAACCCCTGGGCTCGCCGTCTGGACAACATCGCCGACGACTTCCTGGAGTCGGTCGTACGTGGTGACGTGGACATCCCCGAGGTCGCGGGGGTCACGGGTGTTGCCCGCTCGCCGCGCTTCTACCCGACCGACGCCAGCTCGGACGAGGCCGGGCCGACTGCTGAAGACCCGAGCGCCGGTCCGCCGCAGTTCTCGATGGGGATGACGTTCTAATGCCCGCGCCGAACCGCAAGATCGATGCCGGGTGGGTGACGTTAGAGTTCGACCCGCCGCTGGAGCGGATTCAAGATGACCTCGACGAGATCGGTCGCGATCTGTCGAACATGCGGACTCCGCTCCGCGAGTCCGTGCAGCGTGTGGTGATCCCGTCGATCGACGCGAACTTCCAACTCGGGGGACGTCCACCGTGGACTCCGCTGGCGGACAGCACCACCGAGCGCCGGATCCGGCAGGGCACCGGTCTGAAGATCCTTCAGGAGACCGGCAAGCTCCGTGAGACGGCCACTCAGTTCAGCCGGTGGGACATCGGTACGGACGAGGCGCACATCGGCAACTGGCCCGCCAACGTCAAGACCCGAGCGGCTGTGGCCGAGGGCGGCGCCAGTCGCGCGGGCAAGTTCCGAACGTCGGAGATTCCTGCTCGGCCGTTCCTCCTCATTCAGGACACAGACGCTGAGCAGATCGATGAGATCTTCCTCGACTGGATGGAGCGGCGGGCGCGCGGGACTTGGACCCGCCGATGACCGCACCCAGCTTCGCACCACTGGCTGACAACCTCACCGACTTCTGCAAGGGCATCGAAGCCGCACTCAACGCGGCGATCGTGGAACTTGCCTACGACGGTTTCCCTGCGCGCGTGTGGTTCGGTGAGCAGGACAAGTACCCGACCACACCCAGCTATGCGGTGGAGCCGGTGCGTAAGTCCCGCATCGAACCGCCCAACATGCAGCGTGTCTACAACATCTACTTCTACGCCCAGGTGATCTGCTACTTGAGCAAGATCCGGCAGGGCGAAGAAGTCGTCCGGGAGCAAGTAGATCGTCTCGGCGACAAGGTCGAAGAGATCTTGCATCGTGACCACACGCTGGGTGGGCTGACAATCGATCTGATTGTCACTGACCTGGAGAGTGGCTACGCGTACAAGCAGGACAGCAAGTACAAGGCCGTAATTCTGACCGTGCGTGGTTTGTCACGCGAGGGACTACCCTGCTGACCAGGAGAAAGGAAGGACACCGGTGGACTACGAACTCACGGTGGACATCCCGACCGCCGGTGACACTTCCGTGTTCATCCTCGGTCTGGGAGAGATCCGCAATGGCTCGACCGTCACGGTCGACTCCGAGCGTGCCGCGCAATTCAAGAACCTGACCGGTACGACGCTCGGACGGGCTGCGTTCCAGGAGGGCGTCTCGGTCAAGGCACTGCGTGGCAAGGGGTCGAAGTCCGAGGCGATCGAGGACCACGAGACTCCCGAACCGGCACACGTCGAAGGCACTCCCACCCCAGTGCAGAACGTCGACGGCGAGACCGCGAAGAACGCCAAGGACGGTGACAAGTAATGACTGTCGGACTCGCTGGGTGTGGCTTCGTGGGCATTGCCCTGGAAACCACCTCGGGCACCTACATGGCGCCCACCAAGTTCGTTCCCATTCGGTCGGAGTCGCTGGCGTACCAGCAGGAGACCGTATGGCGTCGGCCGATCGCGCAGACTGTGGACATCACGGCAGCCATCCCCGGCAACGTGCACGTCGAGGGTGACATCGAGATGGAGGTCACGCCGGACGTCGCGGTGTACTTCCACCACATCATGCGAGGCGCGCTGGTCAAGACCGGCGCCGGTCCGTACACCTACACCTACACGGGCGTGTGTGGCGCGACCGGAGCGAACACCGCGTCCGGCAAGACCGCCTCGATCACGATCGTGCGGAACACCGGACAGGTCTTCGGCTACGTCGGTTGCCTGGTCGGACAGGTCAGCTACACCGTCGACAACGGTGCACTGGTCGGCACCTACTCGATCATCGGGACCGACGAGGCGACCGCTGCCACACCGACGCCGACCTGGGGCACGGCCATCCCGTTCGGCGCAGGCGAGATCGCACTGGAGGTGCCGACGGGGTCGCAGATCTTCGACACCGAGGGCTTCGACGTCACCATCAACGACAACGCGGAACCGATGTATCGGATGGTTACCGGTGCTGGCGCGCGTGGTGCTCGGTTCGTGAAGTTCGGCGAGCGCGAGGTCACCATGTCGGTGGACCGGGACTTCGACACCCGTGCGGACTACGACGCGTTCAAGGCGTACACCGCACAGTCGATCACGTGGAAGGCGACCAAGTCGGCCACCGAGGACATGACGATGCTCATGGCGGCTTCGATCAAGGACACCTACGAGGTCGGTCTGTCCGGCCAGGGTGACCTCGTTCGGGCCTCCGTGTCGTACCAGGCGATCCGCGCGGCCTCCGGCAACGCGTACTCGATGATCATCAAGACGGCTGAGAGCATCACCTAAGACCCCCGGCGGGTGTGGTCCGGTCTTCCCACACCCGCCGGGTTCTTATCCGCATTAGCGAGGAAAGGGAGGAAAGTAATGCCTCGCGCTACCGTAGTAACCGAAACCGTTCGTCATGAATTGAAGTCCTGCCCCGGCGCGTACGTGGTTCTTCGTCCGATGTCTTACGGCACTAAGCTGGGTCGATCTGACCAGGCTATGAAGATGACTCTCAAGTCGGAGTCCGGCCCGCGCCGTCGGGGACAGGCCGCATCGAGCGAGACTGAGATCTCGATGCTCCAGAAGGCCGCGACGCAGATCGACTTCCAGCACTGCATCGTGGACCACAACCTGGAAGACGAGAACGAGCGCAAGCTCGACTTCCGGAGCTTCTCCGACATCGACTCACTCGACCCTCGTATCGGCGAGGAGATCTCCTCCCTCATCGACGAGATGAACAACTTCGCCAGCGAGGAAGAGGTGGGAAACTCCAGCGAGCGATAGAGGCGAAGGTCATCCTCAATGCCAACACGGACGACAGAGAAATCATCGCCGCGATTGAGATGACTGAACTTTGTCGCGTACTGAACGTCTTGCCCTACTCGGGCGGCCTGTATGAACAGCCTTGGATCGTCGTAGAGATGATGAAGATGGTCATCAACGCGCAGACCGAGAAGGAAAAGCGGGACAGAGAAAAGAGGAAGTAGGGTGGCGCTTTCCACACGTGAGCTGTACCTGATCCTCCGTGCCAAGAACGAGACGACCTCAGCTCTGAACAAGATGGGCCGAGACCTCGACAAGGCCCGGTCGTCGGCGGCTCTCATGGGTGCGGAAGCGCAGAAGGCCCACCTCCAAGCCGAGCAGGCCGCTGCTCGACACGCCAAGGCAGAGGCGGAGTTCGCGCAGCGGCAGCTCGAATCTCAGCGGGCCATGGCCCAGCAGAGCGTGACCACCGAGCAGGCAAGGCAGCGAACCATCGCCTACGCCGCCTCGATGCTCGAAGCGCAGAAGGCCACACAGCAACACCAGATGGCTGTGCTTCAGCAGCGGCAGGCGTTGGACCAGAACGCCGTCGCGGCGCTCCAGAACGCCAGGGCTCACAACGAAGTTCAGATCGCACAGGCCCGCTCAGTGGAGGGTTCGGGCGCGGCGATCACTGCTCTGCGTAAGCAGAACCTCGAATTGAAGGATCAGATCGCCAACACGCGCGACACCATCATCGCGCGCAACAACGACATCAACGCGCAGCGTGTGCAGATCAACACCACGCAGCAGCAGATCAACACGGCGAACCAGCTCGCGCAGAACAACAAGGCACTGCTGCTCACCGCACAGCAGCAGACGCATTCTTACGACGAACAGATCCGATCCCAGCGGGACTCAATCTCTGCGATGCGGTTGGACATCGCCACGCGTCAGGACAGCATCGCGGCGGTCAATCGCGAGATCGACGGCATCAAGCGGTCGAGCGCGGAACGTGAAGCGCACAACGCGCGCCTACGGGAGACCGGTCGAACGCTGACTGATGTCGGTGCTGCCAGCGTCATCGCTGGCGGGGCTGTGCTCGCAGGCGCCTTCCAGCTCACCCAGGCCGCTGTGGACTACGAGAAGGCCACAGCGATGACCAAGACGCAGGTGGACGACACCAGCGTCTCGCTGAAGGATCTCGGCAAGGTCGGTCTGGACGTGGCGCGGGACTTCGGTGTCTCGTTCGACTCGATCCAAGAGGGCCTGTTCGACATCTTCTCCTCGACCGACGCGAACCTTCCACAGGCGACTGAGCTGCTGCGCAACCTGGCGAAGGCGGCGGTCGCGGGTGGCACCGACATCAAGACGGCGGGCGCCACGACGATCGGTGTTCTGAACGCCTGGAAGATCCCGATCGAGGACGTCACCAAGGTTCTGGACACCCAGTTCCGAGCGGTCAAGGAAGGCCGTATCACCTACGAGGAGCTGTCCCGCTCGCTGGGACGTGCGACTCCGTCGGCGATCCGCGCCGGTCAGAGCTTCGAGACACTGTCCGGAATCCTCGCCTACCTCACGCGTAACGGTTCGACCGCGCAGAACGCCGTCGCGGCGGCCGGTCGTGCTCTCGACCTGTTCTCCAACCCGACCGTGGTGGGTCGGCTCAAGGAGATGGGCATCAACGCCCGGGACGCCTCGGGCAACTTCCGTCCGCTCGCCGATGTCGTGGTCGAACTCCAGCAGAAGCTGGCCAAGCTCGACCCGGCCCGGCGTGCCGAAGAGATCAACGCGCTGTTCAAGGGCAGCGGCAACAACATCCAGGCCCGCCGGTTCTGGGACTTGGTACTCGCCTCGGACGCGGGTGCGAACAGCTTCAAGGACATGGTCGACCGGATGAACAAGTCCGGCGGCGACCTGGAGGACAAGTACAGCCAGATGGCGGACACGCTCGCGGTCCGCAACGAGAAGATGAAGAACCAGTGGAAGGCCCTCGCCGTCGAAGCGGGCGAGGCGCTGTTCCCGGCTCTGGAGAAGATCATCAACAAGCTCTCCGAGCTGGCCGCCTGGTTCGAGCGCCAGGACGAGGGGACGAAGAACTTCCTGGCCTGGGCCACGGTGATCACCGGATTGCTGCTGGTCGCCGCTGGTGCGGTAGGCATTCTCGGCGGCGGGTTGATGGTGCTCGCCGGAATCATCGGCGTCGGTGTGGGGGCGATGGGCGCGATCGTCCTCGCCGTCGGCAGCTTCATCGCGGTGTGGGTGCTCGCCTACAACAAGGTGGAGTGGTTCCACGACGCCGTGAACTGGTGGTTCGGCCACCTGTGGGGAATCATCAAGTGGTTCTTCGACGGCTGGAAGAACGTCCTCAACGACGCCATGCCGGTGCTTAAGTGGTTCGGCGACGGCTGGACGAAGGTATTCAAGGACGCCAAGGAGACCCTCACCGGTTTTCTTGACTGGTTCAAGGAAGGCTGGAACCGGGCCTTCAGCGAGGCGAAGCCTCCGGCGACGAACTTCTTCTCCTGGTTCGCCGATGGCTGGAAGAAGATTTTCCAGGACGCCGAACCACAGATGCGGTGGTTCGTCGACGGCTGGGGGCGGGCATTCGCGGACGCCAAGGGTGTCCTTCAGCCGTTCCTGGACTGGTTCGCCGCTGGATGGAAGAAGGCGTTCGACGATGCCAAGCCTCCGGCGAACGACTTCCTGACGTGGTTCAAGAACGGCTGGACCAACACGTTCTCGGACGCCAAGGGTCCGGCGCAGGACTTCTTCACCTGGTTCGTCAGCGGATGGAAGAAGACGTTCGAGGACGCCAAGGTCGTCTACAACGACTTCGACGTGTGGTTCACGCAGGGCTGGCGGAACACCCTCACCGACGCGAAGGCCGAGTACAACGCGTTCGATGTGTGGTTCACCCAGGGATGGGCGGCCACGCTCACCGACGCGAAGAACGCCGCCCAGACCTTCTTCACGTGGTTCATCACCGGGTGGAAGAACACCTGGAACGACGCCCAGAGCGCACTTACCGCCTTCTTCAACTGGTTCCTCAGTGGGTGGCAGAAGGTGCTCACCGATGCACGGAGCGCCCTGACCTCGTTCTTCAACTGGTTCACCGACGGGTGGAGCCGGATCATCACGGACGTTCGTAACGCGCTTTCGTCTTTCTGGGCCTGGTTCACTGGTGGTTGGTCCAGCACGCTGAACAACGCTCGTACGTCTATCCAGGGCTTCTTCTCGGCCGTGGTCACCGCATTCAATAGCGGGGTCAACGCCATCCAGGCGGCGTGGACTCGTATTCAGAACGTCGTCCGTGAGCCGGTGAAGTTCGTCGTCAACACGGTCATCGACGACGGCCTGCTGAAGGCGTACAACGCGGTAGCCAGTGTCTTCAACGTTCAGCCGCAGAACGTGCACGTGCCCCGTATGGCTACGGGTGGTGCGATCAACGGGCCTGGCGGTCCGAGGGATGACCTGGTTCCGGCCATGCTCTCCAGCGGCGAGCACGTGTGGACGGCGAAGGAAGTCGAGAAGGCTGGTGGCCAGCAGGCCATGTACAACATGCGAAAGGCGGTCCTACGGGGGCGGGCGGCATTCGCTGACGGTGGTGCGGTCTCCGCGTCCAAGCAGAGCTGGATGGGGGACGGCCCCTGGGACTGGATCACGGGTCTGGTTGGTGGCCTGAACCCGTTGGCCGGGGCTGTGGTCAACGACATCAACCCGGCCAGCGTGCTCAACAAGTTCATCGGTGAGCTGGGCAAGGCCGGTTCCGGCGCAATGGCGAACGTGGCCAAGGAAGCCGGTAAGAGGATGGTCCAGGGCGTCATCAAGTGGATCGGGGAGAAGGTCGGCTTCGGGTCGGGCGACGCCGGTACCGGACGCTTCACGCCACAGCCGAACGGATGGCCTCCACACCTGGGCAACCAGCCACCGTGGTCACCGAACGTGCAGGCTGCTGCGAACTTCATCCGTGCCATGAACCCGGGCATGTCGATGGGCTCGTACGTCAGTGGGTACGGCTGGTCGGACCACTTCCCCAAGGCCATCGACAACATGAACAACGCCGCGATCCCGAGCCAGCTCGCCCGGGGTAACGGCATCGCGAAGTGGTTCATCGAGCACCCTGGCGCGTACGGCACCAAGTACGTCATCTGGAACAAGCGAATCACGATGGGTGACGGCTGGGGGCCGTACTCGGTGCCCGGCCAGGGTGACCACTCCGACCACGTTCACCTGTCGTTCTACAAGCGGGGCGGGGCTGTGGCCCAGCAGGTGATGGACTCCGGCGGGCTGTTGCAGCCCGGCATGACCAGCGTGATGAACGCGACCGGTTCAGCGGAGCGCGTGCTCTCGGTCGCCCAGACCCAGGCGTTCGAGCGGCTGGTCCAGCACCTGGACGCCGAGCGTGCGAACCAGGACATGGGCGCTACCGGACTGGCGCCGGTCGGCGGCTACGGCGGCGGCCGGTCGTCCAACATCACGCTGAATGTCTACACGCAGGAGATTGATCCGCGCCGACACGCGATGATGCTCGGTATGGAGCTGGAGAAGGTGATCGGGTAATGGCGCTGACCACCGACTTCTCGTTTCAGCTCGGCACGTCCGGCTTCATCATCAACGACAACAAGATCACCTATCCGGCCGTCGACCTGAGCGAGATCCAGGGGCTGGACTCCGCGCCGTTCCGGACGTCGATCCGGGACCGGGACGGACGCGACGGCGGGTACGTCGACAGCGTCTACGAGCAGGCACGAACGATCGTGTTGAGCGGGGTGCTGTACGACGAAGAGAGCAACACGGAGACCACCCTCGACCGGCTGAAGGGAGAGTGGGCACCGAGCGAAGTCCCGCTCCCCTTGTACATGCGGGCTCCGAAGGTCGGTGGGCGGATGCTCTGGGTGAAGCCCCAGGGTGTCCGCTATTCGATCACCCAGCTCCGGCGGCTGGGAATGTGCGAGATCCAGTTCAACGCGATCGCGGGCGACCCACGGATCTACTCGGAGAACGAGTCGATCAAGACGATGACGGTCTCGAACCTGATTCAGACCGGGGTGGGATTCGACCGTAGCTTCGATGTCGGCTTCGGCGGTATCACCGTCGGCAGCTTCCCGGCCGCGATCGTGAATGCGGGCAACCGCTCGACTCCGGTCAAGTTCCGAATGTACGGCCCATACATCAATCCGCACGTGGTGAACACCACCACGGGCGACGAGATGGCGTTCGACATCCTGGTGGACACGACGACTGACTACCTGGAGATCGACTCCGAGGCGCGGACCGTGCGTTTCTACAGCACAGCCTGGGGCGTTTCCAACGTACGTGACAAACTGCGACGACCGTCCTGGTTCGATCTGGCACCGGGTACCAACTCGATCCAGTTCAACGTAGAAGGCGGCAGCGCAGGAGCCACGCACATGGACATCATCTACCGGTCGGCGTGGCGGTAAGGGGAGGAACGTAATGGCAGAAATCAATCCGCCCGCGTACATGCAGGCGCGCACGGACCACAGTGCCAGCGTGTTCCGCCGGGCGGTCGGGGCTTTGCTCGGTACGCACTTCCTGGGCGGTGGGTTCACCTCGCGCGCGGGCGTGCACCCGGAGCACGGCAACCGGATGGCGGTCACGCAGACCGGCTCGCCCACCATGGCTGTGGTCGTGCGGCAGGGAACCGTTTTCATTCAGGGAACGGAGAGCGGTACCCAGGGCGTATACGTCTGCCACAACGACGCGGACAAGACCATCTCTGTGGCCACAGCTCCCGGACCCGGGCTCAACCGGCTGGACCTGGTGCAGGCGCGCGTGCGCGACGCGCAGTACTCCGGCGCGATCAACGACTGGGTACTGGAGGTGAAGACCGGTACTCCGGCAGGCTCGCCTGTGCTCCCGGCGGCAGACGCCAACTCGGTAGCCATCGCGCAGATCGCCGTGAACTCCAGCGTGACCAGCATCAACACCGGCAACATCACGTGGTTGGCGCCGTACGTGAACGCCGTCGGCGGCTACATGGAGGTACCCAACCTCTTCTACCTGCCGCCGGGCGGAACGATCCGGCCGGGCCAGCGAGCGCACCAGCTCAACGACGACGTCAGCAAGATCTGGAACGGCACCGCCGGGGTGTGGGAGACCGTTCCCGTGGTCCGCGAGGGCACGTACACGCCGTCGCTCCCGTCCGGCTTCAACATGGGCGCCACCGGTTCGCGGACGGGCTTCTACAAGGCCATCCCGGCGATCCGGCTGATCTACTTCCGCGCGGTGTTCCTGTTCAACGGTGCGGGCTCGACCGTGCCTGCCGGGCCGACCATGCTGATCGACTTGCCGCCCGGATTCCCGGCGGCGGACTTCTTCTCCTGTGACGGCTACTACGACTGGGGTCTGCGGGGGCTGTGGGGCCGTGGTGTGCCCTCCGGCGCGCAGGTCCAGGTCCGTACGTCGGACAACGGCGTGCTCACCAACGGATTCACGCCGGGCCTGAGCCACATGGCCGTGAATGGCTGGTACCCCTACTAATGACCAGCCCGGAGTATCGCTACGAGTTCCGGGAGCTGCTGACCGGCCGACCGCTGGGAGAGATCCCGCTCTACGGCGTGAACTTCTCCGTGAAGCTGTCGGACGGCGGCAACGGCCAGGGGTACTTCAAGCTGGACGGATCCAACCTGCCGCCCAGCTACACCAAGGCGGACATCCGGCGTGCCAACGCCGAGATGCTGGAGATGACCGAGCCCGGCCGCACCGAGATCACGATCTACCGCAACGACGTGCCGCTGCTCGGCGGTGGCGGCGAGATCATCTCGCAGTCCTACGGTTCGCAGGGCAAGGCGATGGGCGTCTACTGGCGGACCTGGGAGTCGTCGCTGGAGATGGTGACGCTCGACGAGTTCGTCTGCCCGCGTATCTGGACCAACTACGACCAGCTCAACATCGCCCGCGAGCTGTGGCTGCTGATGCAGTTCCAGATCAGCTCGAACGTCCGGGTGATCGTTCCGCCCGAATATCCGTTGGGCAGCTCGAAGCTGGTCTCGTTGGAGATCAACGCATGGGACCGCAAGACCTACCGCGCGGTGATGGACGACCTGGCCAAGCAGGACGACGGCTTCGACTGGCGTGTGGTCACGCGGATGCTCGGCGACCAGCCGACCAAGTACCTGGAGCTGGGCTACCCGACGATCGGCAAGACCTCGGATGCGTTCTTCTTCGAGTACGGCCGGAACATGTCCGGCTACTACTACACGCGCAACCTGGGCGGCGCGGGGAACGTCTTCTACGTCACTGGCGAGGGTTCGGGTCAGGAAGCGCCGGTCGGTACCTACCAGAACGGGGTCAACCTCGGGAAGAACTACCGGCGCAAGGACTACATCATCAACGACAACCAGCTTCCGGCGCCGCTGGTTCAGCCCCGAGCGAACATGGAGGGGCAGGCGCGGGCCATGCCGATCGCCGTCCCGTCCATCGAGCTGGACGAGATCGACGACTTCGGTGAGTGGTGGGTCGGCGACTGGGGAGTGTTGTCCTGGCCGACCGGCAACGAGCGGTTCCCGGACGGATTCGAGACGCCTGCCCGCATCACCCAGATCGAGATCAACCCGCCAAGTGACAACGAAGCGGAGAAGATCAAGCCGACGTTCCAGAGCTTGGAGGGTGGCAGTGGCGACTAGCGAGAAGTACACCACCCAGCCGGACATGGCCCAGCGACTCTCGGCGTTGGAGAGCCGCATCGAGAAGCTGGAACGAGGCTCGCCGAAGAACCAGGTGGTGTTCTTCAACTCCCAGGGCGACGTCCTCATGCGAGCGGGTACGGATCCGGAGACCGACGAGCGCGGGTTCACGATCGGCCGCGAAGACGGCGGCACGGCGTTGCAGGTCAGTTCTCCGGGGTCTGGTGCGCCCCAGTCGGTCAAGATCTATGACCACCAGGGGCAGGTGATCGTAAGAGACTCTGAGACCTATCAGAGTGGACTCAGCCGCCCCTCGATCTCGCACAACATCACGCACGTCACGCTGGCGCTTCCGGCGCAGACGACGACGGTGTATGCAGCGCAGGCCGAGGTGAACTTCCTCAAGTCCAACCCCTCGGTCGAGGTCGTCTACAACGTCTTCAGCTCCGACGGTGCGACCGGCGTCTCGTTGCGCTTCAAGGAGCTGGCCACCGGCACTCAGTTGCGCCCGCGCTACGAGGTTTCCAACTACGAGATCGCCCACAACCCGGCGCCCGCCGTACTGCTGCGTAACGTCACGCCTCCGCTGGAGCTGCCCGCCAACGTGTTCAACGTGGGGGCGCCGATCCAGCTCGTCGTGGAGGCGTACCGGTTCTCCGGCGTTGGCACGTTCGTCGTCCAGGTACTCGCGGTACGCGGGTCGGACGAAGTCTGATCTCCGGGGTGTGGTCGGACCTCCCCCGACCACACCCCGGGCTCGTCACACCATGAGGATGCGGTGGATGCTGCCGTCCTTCTTCTCGATCAGCAGTTCGCCGCCAAGCTTGCGCTCTCGGGCGATGAACTCGTAAAGCTGTACGGCGCGGTTGACGACGTCGGTCTTGTTCAGGTCTTCGTGTGCAGACACCCACTCGACGGATGCCCATGCTTTGGCAGTGAAGTTGAGGGTCAACTTGTGGTAGTCAGGCATACGAAGACCATACCTTCATTCGACCTTGATGGCCATGAAGTCTGCACGAGATCGCTCACGGATCTCGATCTCCAACTTCTCGCTGGCGAACTCGTGTGACCAGACGGGGCGGCCGAGGATCTCTTCGACGTACTCCTGAAATGCTCCGAAGTCACCCAAGAAGATCCCGGTGTACGCCGTCACGATTGCGGCTTCACGCGGTGTCATTGTCTTCGATTTCCTCCGTGATGACCTCGATCGGCATCAGGTCGATTCGACAGTTGACGCCGTCCATCGCCAGTCCTGTGGCAGTACGGGAGAGCACCTCGACCACACGGGCAGCCTGTACCTCGTCGTTCGGATGGCAGGCCAGCTCGACGACGACCCTATTCTCCGGCATAGTGAATCGCCCTTGCCAGGTTCAGATTCATCGGTCGGCTGGTCTTGGACGCATACGTGAGCCAATGCCTGGCCGCATCCTGAGCGTGCTTCTTTCCACGTGGCCACACCCCCACGGCCATCATCTTCTCCTTGGTCCAGTACGGCTTGATGTTCCGCGACTGCCGCTCGAAGCTGATCAGGTTCTTACGAGACACGTACTCCATGACGCCGATGTACTCCAGAGCGACGTAGTTCTGCGCTCTACCGAACTCGGGGATGTAGTCCTCGGTGACGACCATGAAGTGCGGATGGTTGAATGCCGTCTCCTCGATGAACCTGCCCAGGGGCGTGTGGTGAGGGTTCGGTCCGATCTCGCCGAACGCCACCGAACCGGGGATGATCAGGCCGGTCTGTGGGTTGAAGGTGCCCAGCATGAAGCCGGTGGTGCCGCCAGGATCGAACGCCAGCAGCGTGATCTCTTCGACCATGTCCCCAGGTACCAACGGACGGGGCTGTTCAATCGGAGCCTCCTCCCCGTACTCATACTTCTTGGCATGCATGCTCACTGAGACCCCCCTTTCATGGCGGCGTAGGCAATTGGATAAAACTTGGGATGGTCCATCACCCAATTGTGGAACCATTCATACACTTCGTCGTAGTCGAAGTGGTAGTCCCCGCAAGGAAGAGGATCCGGGAACCAAGTGGTGTTCTTGTTCCGAATCCAGTTATGTACGGTATTGACGTGAACTCCCAAGCGTTCAGCCAATTCTGGAACATTAACGATGTTCTCTATCAAGATGGCTTTTCCCGCTGGGGTGTCGAACGGCATACTTCCTCCCTAGTCGAGCTGATCCCAGCTAGTTCCGCGCTTGAATGCAACTTGGAATGGCACGTTCGAACCTTGCTCGTACGACCAGTCGTTTCCGGACAGCTCCATGTAGTAGCGCATGTCCGCCTGCATTTCTGCTTCACGTGCCTGTAATACTTCGGTCACGATGGCGTCGTGAATGGTCAGCCGGATCTGTCCTTCGTGTCCGTAGTTGACCCGAAGTTCTGGACTCATGTGTGTGAACGAGCGCAGGCAGATGTCGCTAGCCGTGCTCTGTGGCAGGAAGGCCAACGCTTCCTTACGTACCTCGTCCTTGTTCCGATTGGTGATCAGCGGGAAGTGGCGACGGCGGCCGAACGTCGTCTCCAGGTAGCCCTGGTCCTGCACGGTCTGCCAGGTCTGCTCCTGCCAGTCCAGCACACCCGGGATCAGATCCTTGAACGCTTCGAGCTGGACATCGGCTTCTGTGAAACTCAAGTTGAACTTCGGATCACCAGCGATGCCGTGCGCGGTGCGCCCGTAGCTCAGGCCGTAGAAGAACGACTTGAGCAGCGTGCGCTTCTCCTTGATCAGCTTCCCGTACATCGAGTTCGAGATCTCGTCGAAGATGTCCCGCTCGGTGTTTCGGAACAGGTCACCCAGGTACTGATCGCCGGACAGGACTGCGATCACGCGTCCCTCGACCTGGCTGTAGTCGCCGGACAGGAAGATGTTGCCCGGTCGCGCGACGAACTGTCGACGCAGGTAGGGCTTGTTCTTGATGTTCTGGAGGTTGGGATCCTTTGAGGACAGTCGACCGGTCGTGGCGACGTGCAAGGTATACGTCGTATGGATCCGGTGGTGGTCGCCGTGGTCCACAGCCCGCAACTGCATCCCCCGGACGTACGTGCCGTCATCCTTCGACAGGTCGCGCGCCTTCATCAGCAGATCTAGGAACGCCAGAGCATCTGGATGGTCGTCGTACCGACCTTCGATCCGCGCAGCGAGCAGTTCCTTCGCTCCTGTGGTCAGCCCCGACTTCGACTTGGTGCTCGACGGGATGTGCCACCCACGCGCAGTGAAGAGCTTGAGGAGCTGCTGAGTGGAGCGTGGATTCACCTCCTGGCCGACCAGCTTGTTGATTTCAGCTTCGACTTCAGCTATCTGCGACTGAAGATCTTCAGTCAGCTCCATCGAGTACGGCATGTCGAACGCGATGCCGTCCATCTCCGGGTACACGAGCTGGTTGGCCGCACGGACCATGTGGTCATGGGCCTTCGTCCGGTCCTGCCATTGGAGCTGGTCCCACAGCATGTAGTGGAGTCGGAGCGTGACGTCGCAGTCGATCGCGTTGTAGCGATAGAGCAGGTGCCGGGGGATGTCCGCGAAGTTCTTCGCGGCGCCTTTGGCCAGGTAGGGCTTGACCATGTCCTTCCACGGCGGCACGCCGAGCAGCTCGATCCCGAGGATCTCCAGCCCGTGGCCGCCGGTCCGCTCGTCCAGGACGTAGTGCTCCAGCATCGTGTCGTAGACCAGGTTGACCGGTCCCATCTTCGGGAACATGCCTGCGACATCGGACTTGCCGTTGTGCATGATCAGCGGCTTCTCGCGGAACAGCTTGCCCAACAGGTACATCACCTGCTCGTCGTGCATCATCTCCTCGGCGAAGACACAGACGTGGCCAGGCTTGTACCCCACACCGATGCAGAGCAGCGGGCGCTGATCGGCGTGCACGTCGACCTCGTCCTTGTCGACGCCGGTCTCGATGTCCACAGAGAACGGTCCGGGCATCTCCCAGAGATCGGCGATGGCGTCCATCGCGCGCTCGCGCGTGTCCGCGACGAACCGCTTGGGCTCCTGCCAGGTGGAAGCCTGGGTGCCCTTGTTGATCTTGGAGACGTCGAAGTCGATGGTCGTCAGCAGGTCGTGCTGGCGCAGCGCGTACGCCGGGTGCCAGGTCGGCACGACCAGGGTGTCGATGCCCAACGGTGGATTCAGCAGCCTGCGTGGCGGTCCGACACGCAGGTTCTTCATCGCGCCCTTCAGCCCGAGTGCCTTGGCGCCGACAGCACCGGCCGCGATCGTGTACTCAGGATCGTGCTCGTACAACTCCTGCATCAGACGTGGATTGCAGGCGTCTATGGCCTCCTGCGTGGGTGTGGCGTTCTTGGGCGGGCGGCAGGCCACGGCGTTGGTGACGAACACCGACTTGCGATCGATGTCGTTGTTCCGGAGCACCTCGTTCATGACCTGGCCGGACGGCCCGACGAAGGGCCGTCCGACCGTGGCCTCTTGGAACCCCGGAGCCTCACCGACGACCGCCACCTTGACGGCGCCCTCCGGGCCGATCCCCAGCACGGGACCGGGCTCCAAGTACAGGGGGCACTCCTCGCAGTTCGCGAGCGGGTGCTTGCGGTGCTCGTTACTCAAGGCCCAGCTCCCGCTGGAGCTTGAGGTAGGCCAGCTTTGCAGCAGCACCGATGATCTCGCCCGGATCCTGGCATCGAACTAGCGATGAACGCGGCTGGATGTCTTCGACAGAGGCGATCATGTTGTCGACGACGTAATCGACGCGGATGCGGTAGTACGGCGGAACTTCACTCACTGCCGTACCCCCAACGTCCCTGGATGAGTTCCACCCGAGGTGCGTACTGCTGGGCCACAGCGCTGGGGAGGATCTGGTGGAGAATCGCGATCAGCGTTTTGGCCAGGTAGTGGGCTTCGGTCTCGTTGTCCTCGAATCCGGGCTCGATGTACGTCGAGACGCCGATGGAATCACCGACCGGGCTGGTCTGGATGCGGATGGTCTGGTTCATCTGGTCTAGGCGAGGCGGTTCCATATTCATCTCCGTGGCATGGGGTTGGTGCGGCGGACTCGGACAGGTGCGACCACTCGGATCTGCCTAGCGGTGCGGGCGTACTGGGTGGCGTGATAGATGGCTCCCCGGCCGGTCGGACCGGAGCCCTGCTCGGACACGATCTCCTCGCGGTCGAGCAAAGTTTCGAGGATCTCGTCCATCTCCCGCTTGTTCGAGCGGAAGTTGCGCATGATCTCGGACTTGTTGGCGCCGCGCTCTCCGGCGTAGGTGATGTACTCCAGGATCTGGTGCGTCCGGCCGTCGAACGGGTCGCGGCCGATGCGCGTCACCACACGCAGCAGGTTGTCCAGCCAGCTCCGCGCGTAGTACAGCGCCATCAACAGGTCGTCCAGCTCGACGATCATCGTGCCGTCGACCACAGGCCGCAGGCGGCTGGCCGCGATCAGCGTCGCCACCTTCACCACGCTGATCACCAGGCGCTCGGTGCAGGGCAGCAACAGGTCACGTGAGTCGTGCGTGTCGGCCATGTCGAGCAGATAGCGCTGGCATGTCCGCAGGCGGTTCCACGCCGCGTCGGACATGTTCGCCTCGATGGTGGGTGGCTGAAGCGCGACCTGTCCAGCCTTGGGCACCCGAAGCACCGGGGGCGGTGTGGTGTAGGCGGCCATGATCTGGCTCAGCTCGGCGATCAGCTTGTCTTTGGCCTCGTACGAGCGCTGTCGGCGGGGGCCGATCAAGTCCAGCTCGGAGACCGACGTGCGACCGAAGATCGGGATGAAGCGGGGGATGAAGCCGGACGTGATGTCCTCGTGCCCGAGCAGCTCCAGCAGCTTGGTCTCCACACCACCCGCGAACAGGAGGAAGTTCGGATTCTTGGTCTCGATGACCTCTTTGCGAAGGCGCCGCTTGACCCGGCCGCCGTCGTACAGTCCACAAAGGTCGGTGAGGAAGCCGGACATGTAGTCCTTCTTCTTCGCACCGGCTACAAGAGACGTGAACTCGTCTCGCATGAACATCGACGGGATGCCCTCGCGCGCGGCCAGCTCCGTCACGATTCCCTCGATCGAGCCGTCGGTCGCGATCAGGATGTCCACACCCGCGCCCTCGGTGATCTCCATCGACAGGCGCATCGAGGTCGTCTTACGGCTGATCGTCGAGTCGGAGATGAGCATCACCCATACGTTCGGCTTCACGTCTCCGAACGCCGTCCCGATCACGATCTTGTCCGAGAGCGCCGCGCTCAGGGACATCAACGCCCCGCCGATGTGGAACTCGCGGGGCGCGTCCGTGCGTGTGGTCGCCCACTGCTGGAACCGGTCGATGAACCCATGGGGCTGCTCGACCACAGCCTCGACCTCTTCGGGTGTCATCAGGTCGATCTCTTCGATCTCGGTCGTGGTCAGGACCATCCCGGCCTTGCGCTCGGTCTCCTCACGAGCGCGGACCACGTCCTTCCACAGGTCCGCTTCCGGCCGCCCGTCCCGGGCGTACTTGTTACACCCGGAGCCACGGACGACGACGAACACCTCGTAGATGTCCATCCCGGCCTCGAAGCAGCCCATCTCCAGCGCCCACAACCGGTGGGACCATCGCTCGTCGTTCGGGTCGAACACCCCGAAGACGAGGTCGTGCACCTCTTGGGTGATCTCCCGGTCGTACCGGCGGAGGATCTCCTCCATGGTTCCGACGTTCTCGACTTGCTGGTAGTCCAGGACTACGGACTGGCTGCTCCCGGGGCCTGTGGTGATCGAGATCGGATAGGCGGCGTCCAGCTCGTCCAGGTCGTAGACCGGGCCGGTGGACACGATGCTCACCACCGGATTGCCTTCACCGGCAACCGTGTACTTCATATTGACCGTGCTGGGAACGCGGAGCAGGCGTGTGGCGTCCCAGGTCGCGTCGGCTCCGTCTTGACGGTGCGCGTGGTAGATCCGGCGGGCGAAGTCTTCGGCGGTACTGAACGGCACCGGCTCCAGCAACGTCCAGATCCCCTGGTACCGGCCCGGGGAGGTCTCGATCAGGAACGTGGGTGGCAGGTTCAGCTTGGCGGGGGCGGTGCCGTCCAGGTCGGCCCAGATGCAGTGCGTCTGGTCGATGAAGTCGCGGTTGCGCTTCTGGCCTGTGGTGAGGGAGACGCAGTAGTAGATGTCTGCCCCGCGACCTCCGCTCAGCCGGTCCTCGGTGATGTCGGTGATCAGCTTGATGGCCGCGCCGATCTCGCTGTCCCATCGGAAGAACCGTTCGACCATCTTGCCGCCGGGCCGGAGGAAGGCGATGCACATGTATCGCTCTTCGCCGGGTACAGGCTGCCCATAGATCCCCGTGAAGAACGGGAGCAGATCAACGCTCGACAACGGTCCCTCCCCTCTACAGATGCGAAGGCCGGTCCCCGGGACGAGCGGGGACCGACCTCCTTGACGCTAGATCAGGCCAGGGCGCGGCGACGACCGGTCGCCGGTACCGCCGTGGCAGTCGAGGGGGTTACTTCGTCATCGTTCTCGACCGCGCGGAAGGTCGTCCACTCGGGCTCGGGCGTGCGGCCTTCCTTGGTCGCGGCGATCCGCTCCTTCTTGCGGATGCCCCAGCGGGCCTGAAGCGTCCGGCCCCGGAAGAACTCGATGCCGCCGTCCGGGTCGTTCTCGTCGGTGATGTCCGGGACATCCAGCTCGCCCGGCTCCACGGTCTTGCCCAGCGCGTTGAGGATGCCGACGATCGTGAACTCGGCACCTTCCCAGAGGCAGGCATTGACCCAGTCGATGTACCCGGCGTACTTCGAGGCGCCGTTCTCGTCGAACGGCTCCGAGTCCTCGGTGACCTCGACCTCGAAGTTGTACATCGGCTTGTCGGGGTTCTTCTCCGAGTTGCTCGCACGCAGCTCGACGTCGTTGATCCGGAGCGTGTACCAGCCCAGATCCAGATTCGGCTTCTTGCGCGGAACTGCCTTGTCGGAGACGTTAATGCGAATGCCCATGTGCTTCCTTGTCTCTCGTTCGTTGGCTCTCGGTCTTCTCAGGCGGTCTTCGTACCCGTGAGCGGGTACCAGACCTTCGACATCGTGGGGTCGACGATCTCCCCCATGTCGTTGAGCACCCGAGAACGCGTGCCCGCCTGAATCTCGCCGTCGGCAGCGGTCACCAGGATCCGCTGCGCAGGCTCGGTCTTCGTCGCCGGGGCCATGGTCAGGTACAGCAGGTTGTTGACCATCCCGCCGACCTCGTCCTGAAGCTTGCCGACCAGCATCGGCTTCCGTTCGTAGCGCTTGGTGCGCTCGTTCTGCTCCACCGTGCTGTGGCAGACCCAGATCACGTTCATCGGGAGGTTCTGGAACATCCGGATGTAGCGCTTCATCTGGGTACGCGACTTGCCGTACTCACGCTTGCTGGGGATGTCGGGGTCTTGAGTACCTCCGATCACCGAGTCGGTGTTCTCCATGATCGCGGCCATGTTGATCGTCTGGAGAGCGTCCATCGTGTCGACGCAGACCGTGCCGTAGCCGTGTCCGCCCGCACGAAGTTCCTGGTAGATGTAGTCGAAGCGGTCCCACTGGTCGGTGGGGCGCTCCAACCAGTGGTCTCCGTCGTTGTCGAGGAAGACGGCGTCGGTGTCCGGGTAGGTGTCCCGGATCGTCTCCTCGCCGCGCTCAACGCCAACGTGCAGGTACTTGCCCATCTCGGGGACGTCCTGGCTGGTCAGGCAGAACGTCGTCTTCCCGAGCTTGGGCGGTCCGTAGACCATGAAGTCGGCGGTCTCGGGGATCTCAGAGACCTTCTGAGCGTTCAGCCCACCCGCCCGCACGGACTTCACGGTCATCACGTTGCTCATGCAGGCCAGCCCGTGCTGTGAGCCTTCAGGAGAACTCGCAGCGCCTTGAACTGCGTGACCATCTCGGCCACCTCACTAGGCACATCGCTGTTCTTGTAGAAGGCACCGGGGTCGTCTTCGAGGACGGACAGGCCCGCCTCCAACACGTCCATCTCACGCTTATTGAGGTCTATCGTGACCTCGTCCTTGGAGATGAAGCTGATCTTCATGGAGCCTTCTTGGGGGCGTTGGAGTCGTTGGTGGTCAGCGGTCCTCCCTTGACGTACATAGTGTTCAGCGCATGCTGGTACGGCTCTCCGCGCTGCTTGCCGAGGCAAGGGTCGAAGAAGTTGCACCAGTTGCACTTCCGGCGCTCGGGGCTGATGTAGATCCGGTCGGAGACCATGTCCAGGTACTCCAGGTAGATCGCACGCTCAGTCGCCCGGAGCTGCTCGTCGGTCCGACGCACGGGCACACGCTGGTAGTAACGCGGGCCTTCGGTCTTCAGCCAGTCGAGGTACTCGTCGTAGGCACCGGCCGCCATCCCAGCGGGGTCGCCCTCGGAGACCGTGGCGTAGTACAGGGCGTACGTCGTCGAGAGGCTCTTGTTGGCCTGGTACATCCGCCCCTTGATCCGCCTACCCCCGGCGTACGGCTCCGGTGCCTGTGGCGCGGCCTTCCACTGCTCGTGGTACCAGAACACCCGCGCGGGCAGCCCTAGCTTGTGCATGGCCAGCAGGTAGGTGGAGATCTGATCATCCAGTTCGAGGAAGTCGATCTCCTCGTCCTTCATCAGAGTCCCGGCGGTCTTCCAGTCCAGGATCCCCAGCTCGCCGGTCTCCAGATCGCGGGCCAACAGGTCAAGCCGCCCACCGATCGTGACTGGCATTCCTCGCCACGCTGCTGAAAGGTCGTACTCCGCCTTCCCGTATCCGAAGCGCTTGACGTAGCACCGTTCGCATTTGCAAAGCAGGTAGTTCCCATCGGGATCAAGGAGCGGAACCTCGAAGGCGATCTCGACCTCGACCGGCTCGAACGTGTCGGTGAGCGGAGCGATATCCCGGAAGTAGTGCTGGAGCATCGCCACGCCGGACGTCATGCGGTCGGCGAAGTCCTCGACCAGCCGCTCGTCGGCCAGGCCCAGCTTCGCGTACCGGTTGAAAGTCTCGGTAGTGAACCGATCGAACTCCGCTATGGCGTGGACAGCTAGTACTTCCTTGTCCAGGTGCCACGTCTTGGGGTCGTAGAAGACCTCCATCGCGCGGTGGTACGCCTGGCCGAACTCCAACGCGCGAACGCTCTCGGAGGTGTGGAGGTCGTCCTGGTAGGCCCACTGCCAGCGCTGGCGACAGCTCCGGAACGCCTTGCGCTCGGAGGTGTGGATGGTGTGGACGAGTCCGGCGTCGATGCAGTCGTGGACGTAGTCCTCGACGGCCTGGGTCTCCGATCCCCACGACAGTTCCTTGGTCAGGAGCCGGTGATCGCCGGGGTAGGCGTCGAACGAAAGCTCAGAAAGCTGGTGCATGGGTTCTCCTGTTTCCGCAGGTCAGTACGAGGTGGCAGTCTCACTGACCGGGGTGCTTCACTCTAACACCCCGGCCCTGCGGGTGTGGCTACGTCTTCAGGGAGCCGACGTACGGAGCGATCGTGGCAGGCGTGGCGCCCGAGGGGAAGGTGCTGGGGAACGCTCCGGCCGCCTGGCCGGTGAGCTTCCAAGCCACACCCTTGGTCGTGTTGGCCGTCGTGATCGCACCCGCCGTCGTCGCAGCAGGCATCATCGGGCTCGGACCGTTGAGTGCGGCCAGCGTCCACGTACCCGTGCCGATCGTCTCGATCTTGATCACGTAGTAGTACATCCCGATGTCCGGCCACCAGGTGAACTGGGCGGCTGGGTTGAGCTGAACTCCGGTTGCTGCCGTGAGCGTCAGCGCGCCCGCGAACGTCAGCTCCTGGAGGTTCAGGTCCGGGTAGCCCTTGTTCATGTAGTCGCTGAAGACGCACCAACGGATGGTCGGCGATCCGGTGCCGACCGCCGTCTTCTCCAGCGCCCACCGGGTGTACTGCTCGTCGCCCTCGGTGATCTCGAACGGCAGAGCGAACATGTCGCCCGCGACCAGGTTGTACGTCGTCTGGGTCGTGAAGTCGGCGGTGTGGTAGATGCCGCTGGTCCGCCGACGACGGATACCTCCGCCGTAACGAGGCGCCATGTTGAAGTTCAGGGATGCCGACTTGCGACCGGTCAGCATCAGCTTGCGACGGGCGTCGTCGATCGCGTCGGCGCACTTGGCCGCGCCAAGCTCGTTCGGGTGCAGCCCGTCGAAGAAGAGGGTCGCGTCCTTGTTCAGCGCGGAATCGATGTCCGCGATCTGAACCATGCCGTCGAACTCGGCGACGACGTTCGTCAGCACCGTGTTGTACGCGTTGACGTCCGCGTCGCAGGAGCCGTTGGCCGGGGCGGCGTTCCAGCTCGGGTACTTCGTCGAGTAGCCGGAGGCGGTCAGCTTGGCAACGTTGGCGACGATGACCGGCGGGGCTTCCTTCGCCTCGATCCACCAGCAGTCGAACTGGACCTCGTTGGCGTTGACGGTAACCGTCATCGTGATCGTCTGACCGGCGTTTGCGCTGGTCAGTGAGGTGATGCGCTTGGTTACAGGTACGTGGGAGAACGACAGCGCGGGCATGATGTCGTTGGTCAGGATCGTCTGACCGTTCTCAGGCTTGCTAGCCAGCGCGGTGCCGCCCAGCGTGATCGTGCCGCCGTTCGTGCCCGGCCGTCCCATCCAACACACAGCCACAGGGGAACCGTCGTAGTCCGCCGGAAGCGTGATCGTGACGACGTCACCGGTAACAGCGCCCGCGCGGAACTTGAACGTGCCGTTGGAGGCGTGGTCGATGTCCGTGCCGTTGGACCACGAGCCGGTGTACCCGACGCTGGCGTCCGTGTCTTCCTTGATCGTGCTGGCCCGCCAGCGGGAGATCATCGAACGCATCGCGTGGCCCCAGGCCGTCTGCCCCTGAGCGTTCGCTCCGGCGCCGTTACCCAGGTCGTTGATGCCGGTGACGATCAGCAGTCCGCCGTCGGAGTTGGTATACGGCGCGGTCTTGCCCGGGAGCTTGTTGATCTCGCGCCACATCGTGGCCCAACCGCCGAAGCTGGCGCCTTGGAACGCTGCTCGGGAACCGGCCACAGCCATGTTCACCCAGTTGCTGGACTCTGCGCCCCAGCGGTTCTTGATGATCGAGTCCAGGCGCGAGCGCTGGTTGAAGCTACCGGCGGTGAACTGGAGGTAGCTGTGGCCGATTGCGGTCCAGGACTTCGGGACCGGCGGCATCTGGTCGTTCGGGATCCAGTCGGTGCCGTTGTCGTACTCGACCTGCTTGAGGTCGGTGGACAGGTACAGCCGGTTGCCCGTACCGGCGGCCGGACGTGCGCTCCGCAGGCCCGCCGAGATGGAGTTGACGGTGCCGTTGGTGGTCATCAGGCCGGACGAGCCGAACGTGACGTCCGCGCGGTTCTGCCCGGAGTTGTCGGTCACGGTCGCCGTGATGCCGCCACCGTCGATGAAGTTGAGTCGCTTGCGCGTCGCGATGAGCGTTCCCGCGTCGGCGTACTCGCTCTTCTGCACGGTGGAGTCCGTGACCACAGAGAGCGTGCGGTCGGCCGTGAGGTTGCCCCCGCCGGTCAGGCCGGTACCTGTGGCGATGATTCGCGAGCTGGGCGTCATGCCCAGGTCGTCGGGGAGGTAGACGTCCCCCCACATCCCGTTGATCGTTCGGGTGTAGACCTCCGGCTCCGGCGGGATCGTGGCGTTGCGATCCACGTCCGCCATCTGGAGCGTGCCGACCTGGTCCTTCGGGACCAGCATCAGGAAGGTGGTGGTGACACCGCCCATTACTTCGGTGACGGTGTAGTAGAAATTCGGGTCGATATCCGGGTCGTCTGTGGCCAGCAGCGTGCCGCTGAACTCGCCATTGACGTCCAAGATGAATTGCTTCGGCGTCGGCAGGATGACCGTGTCGGCGTCAGGGTCGCGCAGGTAGCTCGGAATAGTGAAGGTCACCGTGCCAGAAGCTGGGGTGCCGTCCGAGTACACGTACTTACCGGCTACCGGAACGGGCTCCCAGTTCACAGGTACTGGCACGGTGACCTCCCTCTTCGCTGAGCTACATCATGACACCTGGGACGGTGCAGCTCTGCTCTGAGAGGTACTTGCTGGCCATCGTCTTGGTGACGACGTAGCACTTGCACTTCTTACACCGGAGCGCCTTCCAAGCTCGGAACTTGGCACGCATCTCCCAATGGTGTGCGTAGAACTCGGCCTCACTCATGCCGCGTCTACCCAGGCCGACCACCCGGCCAGGACAGTTTCGGCCGGACCCTTGGATGGAACGTGCACGACCGAGGTCGGATTCTGCGAGACGTCGAAGTCGAAGAGAGGATCCTTGGCTCGAAACTCCGATGCGAGCTGGCGGGCGCGCTCTTCGTTGTCGGCTCGAATCATCGCTTCCCGGCCGTCCTCCCACACCGCCTTGTAGATCATCGCTTGGCCGCGCTTTTCCTCATCAGAACTCGGCGGCTGGTACCGAATTGGATGTAGCAGGTGTCGCAGGCGAAGTGCCCGGTCCTCGGGTCATATGTCCCGTCAGCTCGGGCGTATTCAGCCCGCTCGATCTTGCGGTGCTCTTCGTCGTAGGTGGCCAGGTGTTCGGGTCCGTCCGACCACAGCCTGTCCAGCTCGGGCATGTCGGTCGCGTAGCGCTTGCAGAACGGGTCGTACGGCGGTGGGTTACGCGTGGTCATGCGGGTTCTCCGTTACATGTGATCTGAGCAGTGGTGCAGGTAGATGGCGTAGATGCCTTCGGCCTTCCGGCTGGGGATACGTACTACTTCGGACATCTGTGGGTCGGCGAACGTAGCGATTTCGGAGTATCGCTCCTCCTTGACCAGCAGTTCGACGGCCAAGGTCCGTGCACGCTCAGCATCCTTGGCGTGCACCATGACCTCGTCGACCCGATTCCCACTGTCAGGCGTCGGATGGCATGCGTTCGCCGGGTAGGCGGTGACGCGGTAGAGGGGCATGGGTCACTTCCGCTTCAGATTCTTATCCGCTTCCTTGACTCGCTCCAGGTCGGCGTTCGTCTCCTTGCCCACCCGCTGCAACTCGCGGAGCGTGTCGCGGGAACGGATGTACTCCTCGGCCGCTGCCGGGTCGTAACTGCTCATGCCAAGATCTCCTCTTCTTCGGGTTCTTCGAGGGACTCCATGTGTGTCCAGTCGAAGTTCTTGTCGCCCAGCAGGAGCTGGACACCGTGCCATCCGTCCAGCATCTGCTGGAACCGGCCCCGGTCGACCGTATCCCTGCCCAGGAAGTCGATCACCGTGATGGTCTCGGCGAGCTGTCCCATGCGGTGGATACGGTCTTCAGCCTGCAAGTTGTCACGCGCCGTCCAGGCACGGTCGAGGAAGCACACCGTGCTGGCGGTCTGGAGGTTCAGGCCCACACCCCCGGCCTGGAACTGTCCGGCGAACACGGAGATCTTCCGTTCGGCGAACTCCTGTTCGATCCGCGTGCGTGTGGTGTCCCGGGTCTGGCCGGTGTACTTGCCGTACGCGATGCCCGCGCTTTCCAGACGCGTGCAGAGCAGGTCGATCATGCGGGTGAACTGCGAGAAGATGACCACCTGCTGGCCCTGCTGGACCAGGTCAGTGACCACCTCCATCACAGCGTCCAATTTGGACGACGGCTCTTCCAGGTGGATCTCGACGACCTGCTCTTCGAGCTTGGGCAGACCCTCGGAGATCCGACGTCCCTGCCGGTCACGCAGGTAGATTGGGTTGCCTTCTTCATCCGGCGCTTCGTTGCCGAAGTCGTCCAGCTCCACCCAGTACTGGGCGACCATCCGGGTGCGCTCGACGAATGCGGGTGTGGCCAGCGCGATCTGCTGAAGCCGGATGAGCTGAGCGATGGCGACCGTAGCGACGAGCGGCTCGTCCTCGTGCTCGCCAACCCAGGTGAGCATCTTCGTGCGCATCTCGTCGTAGATCTTGCGCTGCTTGGGGGAGAGGTCGACCCAGATGTTCTTGTACTGCTTGGGCGGTAGCTCGGGGAGCACGTCGGCCTTCCGTCGGCGGACCATCATCGGCTTCAACCGGTGCTGTAGCTCCGGGAGCATCGAGATGTTCGGGCCGACGGCCTTCCGGTAGCCGTGGATCGGATCGACGCGCTCCTCGACATAGCGCTTGCGATAGGCCCAGTAGGACGTCCAGACCTTGGGTTCGAGGAAGTTGAGGATGGCCCAGAGCTGGTCCGGCGACTTGCTCGCGGCGGTACCGGTCAGGGCCGTGCGCCAGGCCGCCTTGACCACACGGACGGCCTTGCTGGTCTGTGTCTTGCGGTTGGAGATGCGATGCGCCTCGTCGAGGATGAAGTGCAGCCACTCGACGTCCTTGAGGATGCCGAGTAGCAGCTTCAGCCCCTCGTAGTGGCAGATGTAGACGTCATGGCTACGGCTCTTCACCGCGTTGGCGAACACCTCGCGATGCTTGGGACTTCGCGTGTCGATGACGATCGTGCGGGTGTGTGGCCGATACCTCGCGTACCACTCGCCCCACGTGTAACGCAGATTCTTGGGCACGACGACGAGTGTCGGCTTCCACTCCCCCGCCTTCACGCCTTGGTCGGACACGCGCAGTAACCGGTCCATCTCACCGGCCATGAACGTCTTGCCCAGGCCGGGGTCGTCCGCGAGCAGACGACCCTCGACCAGGCAGAGGTGATCCACAGCCGCTCGCTGGAACGGGCGTAGATCGATGGGGCTGTCAGTCAACGTTCGGGCTCTCGTTTCGCAGGATTCGGTTGAGCACCGAGACCATCGGTCCGTTGACCGCGACCACGTGCCACTGTCCTACCTTCTTGGCCCCACTGGTCTGGCGGTTCAGAGAGTCCCGCCACTTCACGACCAGGTCACGAGATACGGACTCCGTCGGGGGTGCCTGAATCGTGACGTTGTAGTGGTTGTCGTAATCGCGGAGCTGCGAAGTTAGCTCTTCGATCTTGGTCTGGAGCTTGGCGTTCTCGCGTTGGTAGTGGGCACTCTCGCCGAGCGCCTCGTTTAGCCGATCCAGTCGCCTCGCAGCGACCGCCTCGGCGTCGCGGGCACGATTTGTCCAATAGTCGGTGTTCTTCTCGCCCTCTTCCTTGTAGCTCTGGGCGACGTTTTTCCAGCCAATGCTGGACCGCCTCTGTGCGTCCAGATCGTCTACCTGTTCCCGGAGCGCCTGAGCCTCCTTCTCCAGGTTGGCTATGTTCTCGGCCTGGAGATCCTCGTTCGAGGCGGACAGCTGATCGTTCTCGCGGCGGAGATCCGCGTTCGAGGCGGCCAACTGATAGTTCTCGCGGCGGAGCTGTTCGTTCCGGACGGACATGTTGGAGACGCGATTGTCCAGGTCGCGGTAGCGCCGGTACAGGCTGGTCTTCTCGGCCCGGACTGACTCAAGCTCGTCTTCCAGCTCGTGGACCTTCTCGGACAGGTGGTGGTTGGCTTCGACCACAGGGGTGTAGCGCGGGACGTCGGTCATCGTGGGTTCTCCTGGGGTGAGGTGGCAGGGCTTACGGGTTGATCGATCACCTTCGTTCCGCCGAGCGCATCCGGACCGGCGGGCTCACGAGCATCGGCGTGCAGGCCGTACTCCTGGTTGATCTCTCTCAGACGGCGCGCGGCGAGCTGGAGACCACTCCTCACCTGTCGCACGTCGTCATACATGTGGGGAAAGAGCGTCTCTTCCTTGAACTGCTCCTCCACGTCGCGCAGGTCTGTGATCACGTGTGCCAGAGCGAGTAGGTCGCCCTTGATGTTCTCGTGCACCTTGCGCATGTTCGTTTCAGACATCAGATCTCCTGGTCGCGCGACCAGGCGCGACGTTCTTTCTGGCGTTGCGCTCGGCGGGTCTTGCTCTTCAACTTGTGCCCGCACCGGTAGCAGTAGTGGTCGTAGCAGTTGAGCAGGCCGAGCATGCGCGCCATGGGTTCTCCTTGGGAAGACCGGCCCCTGCCTCGCTGGAGGGCGTTAGAGCACGAGGCAGGGACCGGCGGCTTAGTTGGGGTGCGCCTTGTGCTCGCAGGCGTGTGGGGAGACGACGATGTTGTGCCCGTCCAGCTCGTCGTTCTCTACCGCTTCGACCTGCAAACAGTCCGGCGCGTCACGCAACAGATCGTTGGAGACGAACGCCTGGTGACCTCCGTCGGTCTTCACGCCGTACGTGATGACCAGCGCGCGGATCATGATCAACGCACTCCGGTAGTGCTCGTCCAGGTCTTCCAACTGCATCTTGGCGCGCATCAGCGCATCCATGACTCGCAGTTGCGGATTGGCTTCGACCTCGGACGGCATGAGGAGTCGGGCACCGGGGGATTCGATCAGCTCACGAATCTCCGGAGGCATGCTCTCCTTCGCCAGCTCAGCGTCCTTGACGAACTGTTCGTCCTTTTTCTTCTTGATCTGGCGTTGGATGGCTTCCCAGGGGTCAATCATGTGGCAGTTCCTCTTCGTGGTAGATCGAGTGGTACAGGACGCGGTTGTTCGGATCGAGGATGACGAACCAGGTCCGACCGTAGAACGAACAGGTCTTGTCCGCACAGGAGCACGTCATCAGACGGTCCCGAGGGGTTCCGGAGGTGACCTTGGCCGAGCCGACCTCATCACACCGAGGGCACTTGATCGCGTCGTCGTAGGTGATCATGTGTAGTGGTTGATCAGCTTGACGATCCCCCAGATCAGCGTTCCGACGAACGCTACCGAGAGCAGGCCAGCGATCAGAAACACCAGCGTGAAGAAGACGTCGAAGCCCTTCTCGTTCATCGCTTCACCCCCGGCGGAACGATCAGGTTCTTGTTCGGAACCACGATCGGGCTCTCCTTGCGAGGCTCGACCCACGGCTCGTCGACCAGCTCGATCGTCCCGATGAGCTTGACGTACTGCGAGGGAACACCCAGGTCTTCGGACGCACGCGCGATCAACTCGTCGTACTGCTCCCAGGTGCTCGGCTCCGGGATCGGGGATTTCATCGTCACCGGCATCCACACCCCCGGCTGTGCGACCAGGAACGTATGCACGTTGGTATGGGGGGTCGTGTCGGGCATGGGTTCTCCCTTGTATCGAGTTCGATGTATCGTTCCGCTTTGAGGCGGCTTTGGTCAGGCGTCTTTCTGTGGTTGCGCGAGAGCTTTCGTGGCAGGGGCTCGGGCGCGGTGGGTGAAGGCGACCTCCCTGTTGATGGGTTCTCCGGGGAGGTCGCCTTCTTCATTTAGGTCGTCTTGGTGTCGAGTGCGGCGTCCATCCGGGCCGAGAGCTTCATCAGCTCCACCTCGACGGACCGCACGATCGCGTCCTGCCGCTGGCTGAGGACTTCTACGGCCTCTTCCAGGTTGCCGATCCTGACGGTGTGCCCCTCGACGGCGGTCTCGACCACACCCAGCTTCCCGGCGCGTGTGGCCCGGGTGTCACTGGGCGCGTCGGTGGCGTCCTTCAGGGTCGGCGGCCGGTGCAGGATGATCACGCCGGGGTAGTCACGCCCGCCCGGACGAAGTACTTCCAGGCAGCCGGTGTTCTGGAGGAAGGCATATGCCTTCTGCTGCGTGGACTCGCCGGGCAGGTCGGGGTAGTCGGTCTTGTTCGTGAACGTGGTGGACCAGTGGCCGACGAACAACTTCGCGCCCACAGGGACGCCGTAGTCGTGCGCCACCTTCTCGTCCGTCACCTCGTGTGCGGCACCCTCGAAGGCTGCGTAGAGATTGCAGGCATGGACGTAAATCGGGGGAGGGGTCACGGTTGCTCCAGGTACGTGTAACTCTTATGGCAGCGACGGGGCGCAGTGTGCCTACGCCCCGCCGCGCCCCCTCCCCGACGGCGGGGAAGAGTTCAGACTAACGGGCGTACTACGTCCAGTCTACCCTCAGACCCCATCAATGTCCGAGACCGCCCGCCGTATCCGTACCTCGATCTGCACGGTCATCGCGTTGGCAGACGCGAGCGCCTTCTCAGCTCTGATCATCAGTTGTGCGGCCTGCTCGGTCTCGTCCTCGATCTGCGCAACCATGGCGAGAGCGGTGCGCTTCTTCCCCTCTGCTTGGCCGATCAAGTTCGCCGCCCGGTCCAGATCTTTGCCTGCCTGGACGCTCATACCGACCACATCTGTCGTGACGTGCGATTGGGGGGCAGCGGCGACCACTGGCGTAACCAGGTCTACCAGCTTCTTGCGGATCGATCCTTGGGAGCCGACCTGGCCCCTGAGCACATCCATGTCCCGGGTCGTCGGAAGTTCAGATCGCATCTCGGTGGCCGTGCGGCTGACGTCGAAGCGCACCCGACCGTCACGGATCTGTGCGCCCAGACCGGCTGCCATCCGGGTGAACTCCAAGCCCTTCCGCTCGGCCATCTGTAGCAGCGCCTGCCACATGGCCTTCTCGTTGGCCATTACAAAGGTTCCTCCCTATAGCGGAATGGCAACCTCCGTCCACTCGGGCTTGTAGAGGTTGCGCTCGTCGAAAATGTCCCCGAAGTCGCCGTTGTGGCTGACGGACAGCAGGTATTGGCCACTCAGCAGCTCGACGTGCGGGTGCAGGGTGGGGTTGTAGCTGACGTACGGGTTGCCGCCGGGGCTCGTCCCGCCCGCCGAGGCGAACGTGCTGCGGAGCGTCCACGTTCCCTGGGGTGCCGGTGCGGAGTGCATCTCCACCGTCGCGCCGTACGCGCTGAAGGGCTTGTGCGCCAGGAGCCAGCGTGTGGTCCCGGCGTGGTACCGAACGGACGTCACCTGGCCATCGACCACAGGTGCAGCGCGCAGCTTGGCGTTGGCCAGCGCGGTGTCCGTGCGTCCGCCGACCCAGCCCGTGCCGGTCCAGATCTGCCAGGCGTTCTTGTTCGTGAGGTGGGGTGTGGTCACGCGGGCGACGTACGTCCGGTTGGGCGTCAGGTAAGGGCTGGAGATGCCCGGCGAGTTGACGCCGTAGATGTAGATGTAGCCGCCCTTCTCGTCCCAGCTCTGGCACCACTGGATCTCCAGCTCGTCCAGCTCGTCCGTCAGGGTCGTCGGCGTCTCGTGCACTCGGACGTACCGGAGCTTGCCTTCGTGCACGATGTCGAACTCCGCGATCATCGCGCCGTCGACCACCCAGCCGGAGTCGTCGTGGATCCGCTGGCAGAGCGCGTACGCCTTGTTCGGGTACACGCTCGGGAAGATGATGTCGGTGACCCAGAACCGGCGAAGGATCGACTCCATCGTCTGGTCCGGCACGCTGGCCGTCCCGTTGGAGTACGTGGCCGGACCCAGCTCGGCGCCCTTCTGCATCACGATCGAGTTGCTGACCATGATCCGCTGGGAGTCGAATGAGGTGTCCGCCGGATTGGGCAGCCCTTGGATCGTGTCGCCGAAGCACCAGTAGGTGTAGCCGTTCGGCCCCAGCCGGGACTGCATGCCGTCGGCCGCGCCCCAGGTCCAGTCGGACTTCGCCGCCCACAGCCGCGCCCAGTGCGTCGCCGTGCTCATGTCGTCGATGGCCACACCGACCTCCTTCGTCGGTGCCAGTATCTACTGGTAGTCGTCCCGCCAGGGATCGTGGCGCTCGATCGCGCCCGCCTCCTGCTGGCACTCACGGCGTCCGCAGGTCACCTCGTTCTTGTTGCTGGTCAGGATGAAGGCGGCATTCCGGTTGCGTCCGGCGGCGCCGCAGACCGGCGTCCTGTGGTCGCGGGTGAAGTGGACCTTGGTCGCTTTCATAGATCCTGTGGCCCCTTCTTCGTGAACAGCCCGTGGTAGATCTGCTTGTACCAGGGGATCTTCTTGACCCGCGTGTCGATCGGGGCGAAGGCTCCGATGGCGGTCTGCGCAGGGATCTCGCGCTCCCACCCACTGCCTCGGGCGCCGTACCGGAAGCCCGGCTTGCCGTACTCGTCGTAGGACACGGGCTCCGGATCTCCGTCGTCCCAGTAGGCACGCTCGTCCGGTCCGTTGCCTTCCTCGGTCACCTGGGGCTCGAAGTCGGGCAGAGGCACGAAGCCGACCGTGGCGTCCGGGTCGTGGTGCTGCTTGCGGTCCGGCCGGTACGGTCCGATGTGGACACCAGGTACCGGCGTCGAGTCGCGCTCCCACCAGGTCTGGGTGTACGCGGGCGGTCGGCGCGGGCCGAGCACCTTGGTAAGCACTTCTTCCTTGGCGCCCATGCGCTCGTTGGCCAACCGTGCCACCAGCTCGCTGGCGGGCACGCGATCGGGCGTTTCCTCGCGCATCGAGCGGGTGTGGCGGTAGGTCGTTAGGATCTCGTCCGGCGTTCGCCGGTTGAGGATGGCGGACACGGTCAGTTCGTCCTGGGGGAACACGGATCGGCTTCCGATCACGTGGCGCCCGTAGCTCAGGTCGTCGTCTGCCGGATCCCAGACGGCCATCGTTGCGTCCGGGTCGGGGAGGACCGCGTGCGCTCCGCTGTCCTCGTTGCGGGTCAGTGTCGTGTTCACGCGGTCCTCCTTGGTTAGGTTCGGTTCTTGAAGTAGTCGGTGGCGTACCGGATCATGTCCGCTTCCTCTTCGCGGTACTTGACGGGATCCAGACCGAGCGACTCGACGACGAGGTAGATCTCCTCGTGGGTGGGAATCGGGACGTAGTCGGCGTCGTACTGGTCCTTCTTGGCGAGCACGTAGCCGTGCTCGTCCAGCCACTCCAGGAACTCTTCGATCGCATCTCGACGGCCGACTCGTTGCGGATGGCGGAACTTGAAATGCTCCGGCCAGCGTTGGCCCTCTTCCTGGGGGTTCATGGCAGTAGACGCTCCTCGATCGTGTCGGCGAACGGGTCTTCGCCGAGGTACTCGGCCATCTCGCGTGCGACCTCTTCGCGGTACTCCGCGTCCTCGTCGTACCAAGGGTTGGCGTGCTCGCCTTCGTGTCCGGCCGGGCCGTTGCACATGCGCCACTTGGTGACCGGCTGTTCGCACTCACTCATCGGGCTCCTCCACCACGATCACGTTGGTGCCCCACTGCTGGTAGACGGCTTTAATGACGTAGCCCTTGGTGAACTTTTGGTCGAGCACGCGGATCTCGACCGGACGGTTCAGGTCGCTCTGGTCGTCCGCAAGCGCCTTCAGCGCTCGGATCAGATCCTGCAACGTGACCGGCTGTTCGCCGTCGATGTCGAACCAGGTCCGTTGTGGCATGGGTTCTCCTAGGTGAATACGTAGATGGGCTCCGCGATGGCAGGGATCAGGAGCAGTACTGAACCGATCCAGGGAAGGGCCAGCATCGGGGCGGGAGCGACCGCGTCGTAGATGTCGCGGAAGACCTCCCGCACCCAGTCGGGTGGGGTAGGCACAGCAAAGCCGATCGTGTCGTGGTCGAGCAGGGAGAGCGCCAGGCGCTCACGCACAGAGATACCACAGGGTGCGTTATGGCGTGAGCGCCCGGCCGGTCAGTGCCCCTGCTTGTTCAGCTCCAGGATCGTGTGGAGCGCCCGGAAGCCCTGGCTCAACTGGCCGGAGATGCTGACATCTTCCGACTCGATCGGATAGTCAGCGGAGCCATCTCGCATGCCATCGGCCAACAGGTCGCACTCCTCCTGGGTCAGGTTGACCGTGACCGTGTTCTGCTCCATCACGCCGAAGCCGATGAACCTCATTCCTCGTCCTCCTGCTCGATGCCCTGGTCGGCGAAGTCGGGGTTGGGCACCTTCTTGTCGGCAGGGTCACGGGGGAACGGGAAGTTCTTGTTGGTGACCTCGGTCTTGAAGTACGGCGCGTCCTTCAGCGTCCGGCCGTCGATCCAGGAGTTCCAAGTCTTGAAGATCAGGGCGAACGTCGTCTTCCGGTTGAACTTCTTCCGGAGCAACACGTTGCGCAGCAGCAGGATCGGGTGTCCGACCTGCATGTTGGCGCCGGTCACCAGTAGATCCCAGAACCGGTCGGCGATCTCGTCGCCGAACTTGTTGCGCAGGATGTGGTAGGCCGTACCCATCGACGCCGTCGAGCCCAGACCCTGCCGCGTCGCGTCATAACCACGCAGCATGGTCGTGTAGTACTGGCTCTTGTTCCCCCGCCAGAACTCCAGCGCCTTGGCCTGAGTCGGCCGGTAGGAGCTGCCGCCAGCGTTGGTGTAGTTGCCATTCAGGTAGGCCATGTGCCAGCTCACGATCGGAGCCACACGCCCCGAGTTCTCGGCACCTTCGAAGGCCATCTCGTCGGCGAGAGTGCGCTTCTTGCCGATGTCCATGGACTGTCGGGCGTCGTCCGGGATGTTGAGCGCGAACTCGAAGAACATGCCTTCGAAAGGCTCGTCGTATTCATCCGGGTTGTCGGCGTACATCTTCCCGGCCAGGATGACGGCCTGCATGCGGTGCTGCCCGTCGAGCATGAACCCGTCGGGGTTGATCTTGATGTTCTCGCCGTTCTGGAGCCAGTCTCCAGACAGCATGTCCCGGGCGTAGTTGCGGACGACGCCCCAGACGAGCGAGCGGTTGGCAACCTGAAGCTCCAAGTACTCCTTGGCGCTGTCAGGGGTGATCCATCGCGTCTCGTATTTGATGCGTGGACTGGTCATGGGTTCTCACATTCTCGGGGGTGGGCCGGTATCCGGCCACGGCTGTGGCTGAGTCGGCCAGGCAGTCAGGTAGTACACTACCAGTGGTTTGTGCGTTGACCACCCGTAGGCAGTCACCTTGTCGGGCGGGGGCGGATTGAGCATGTCGGCCGGAGTGTCTTCCCACGATCCGATCAAGTACCGGCCGTGTGCCAGGTACTCACCGTAGACGTTGCTAATACGCTGCAACATCGACTGATTCGGAATGACCTCGATGGCCCGGCCACGCATCTTCTTGCCGCCCTTTCGGGCACGTTCGTAGCCGGGATCGATATCGGGGTGGAAGCCGACGTAGGGCATCAGCGGTTCCTGACATCGAACCGCAGGCTGTGGGGCAGACGGTGACGAAGCTGATCCCTCGCCCACCTCCTGGCACAGATACGTGCGAAGGCACGATGTTCGTGATCGTGGCCGCAGTCGGACGCCTCGTATTCGTCCGGGACGTGCTCGACCTCACGGTAGACGTACCAGGTCATCGGTACCTCCCGCTGTAATTGTCGCGCGGGGCGTCCTTGGCCTTCGGGTCCGCCCGGTCTACCAGGCGTTTCACGTAGGCCAGGCCGATCACGCTGTGGACCTGGCCGCTGACCAGTACCTTGCGCTCCCCGTCCTCCACCACGGCGCGGAAGTAGTAGCGGCGTGTGGTCGCGTTGCCGAAGCCGCTGCCCTGGCGTTCCACCACGGTCCCGGGGACGACCCAGCCGATGTGCTCGCCGTACGCGCCGATCAGCTCGCCTTCCTGGCCGTCGGGCATCGTGATGGTGCCGACCGGCGGACCTAGGCGCACCCACACCGCCGTGTTGTGGCCTACTTCCAAGCTCAAGATGCGCTCCTTGAGCGCCGCATTCACCTCGCCTCCGAGATCTGCGTAAATTTCGGTCATCACGCCTCCATGAAGGATTCGTCGAGTTCCTGCGGACGAACCGACTCGACCGGGGACTCCCAGCTCGACAGGTTGCCGTCCACGTCGGCCGTCACCAGGAACTTGCCGACGGCCTGCTCGGGGTTCTTCCAGATCTCACGCCAGTACGTGTCGATCCGCTGGATGTCGACCGCGTCCTGGGCGCCGACGATCTTGTACAGCTTGCCGTCCCACAAGCCCTGCTGGCCGATGAAGCCGTCTTCGTTGGCGTGGAGCGGGTAGGGGAGCTGGCCGTCGGTGTACCGGCCCTGCTGAATGGTCAGGAACTTCATCGTTTCTCCTCTTCGGTGTGGTACGGGAAGGGGTGGTACGCATGCCTCGCCTCGAACGAGGATCCCTCTACTCGACATCGGATCCCTGGTCCACGGGGGCGATGCCTGGGGATAGTGCCGTTCCACCATGCGCACCCGGAGTACGGCTGCCCTCCGGACGTCCACTTGCCGCTCCAGTCCGAGTTGCCCTGGTCAGTGTGGACGGACACCAGACCCGTCGGCCTGGCCGCGCCCCTTAGTCAAGGGGGCACTACCGAGTCACTATCTACTCACTCGGCGGGAGCCGGTGGAGGTGAGGAGACTCGAACTCCATCAGATCCGGCCAGCAACCGATCGGTCTGCTATGCCCGGACACCTCCTTGGGGTCGCCCCTGCCCCCTGATGCTCGCCCGTCACCACAACGGGGAAGAGGCAGGGACGACCGGTCCATCATCGCGGAACAGGCGCGTACTGGTTGGTCATGTAGTAGTTGCAGTTCAGCGGCTGGTTCAACTTCTCGGCCAGGCGCAAGCACTCCTGGACCAGGGTCTCGCGGGTGACCGTGCTCTTGCGGAACCGGTCGGCAGCGGCCTGCTCAGCAGCCGTCGCCTTGTCCTTCTTGGCGGTGTCCAAGCGGGTCTGGGCGTCGATCGCGGCCTGCGCCTGGCGGGACTTCGCGTCGATCTCCTTCTTCTGCGCGTCGGCAGCGGCCTTCTGCACGGCGGAGAGGCGAGCCTCGACGTCCTGCGGGAGGTCCACCGTCGTGACGCTGACGGAGTCGATCACGATGCCGTCGTCATCCAGAGCCTTGTTCAGCCCGTCGCGCAGCTTGTTGCCCTGCGCCCGCCGGTTGCCGCCCGCCTGGGACTCGGCGGGGGTGTACGCGCCGAACACCTCGTTGGCGGTCGTCTTCGACTCGGGCACGACCAGATCGTCCGTGACCTTCTCGAAGTTGCGGTACTGCCGCCACATCTTCTCGGCGTGCTTGGTCCCGTCGATGTGGTACCGGATCGTGTACCAGACCGTGGCGGGCGCGCCGGACGCACCTTCCTTCTCGGCCTTCAGCGTGACCTTGTGCTTCTTGACCTTGTGGGTCTGAATCCGGGTGGTGAACTTCTCCGACTGGGTGAACGGGCCGACGAACGTGATGCCCGGCCCGGTCGTCCCCTGGTATGTGCCGAAGTTGTGGTTGATGCTGATCTCGTTGGACTTCGTGTGCGTGAAGCTGGCCAGCGCCAGCGTGACGACCGAAAGGACCGAGAGGATCACTCCCGTCAACCGGGCAACGGAGCGGGCATCAGGGTCTCGCGCCGCCTTCATACAGGCGAAGGCGATCACGGCTCCAAGGATCAGGAGCGTGAGAATGAAAAGTGCAACCATGGGTTCTCCTTCTGGGTGTGGCAGAGCGTGGGGGTGGCGGGAGTCGAACCCGCCGCGTGACGTCTCGGTTCACCAGGCACCGTCTGGACGCAGGAGTCGAACCTGCTTTCGCGCTCTCCGGCATTCACCCCCAGGTGCCCCGCCGGGTGCCTACTCCCGGCGGGGCGGTTCAGGTTACTGCTGGGCGTGCTTCTGCTTGCGGATCACGTGGTCGTTGTTCGCAGCCTTGAAGGAGAAGGCCGACCCGTAGCGGAGCTGGCCGTCGACGGCGTCCACCGGCACGGCACGCTCCATCACGCGCTCGACGGCGGTCTCCAGAGCCACACCCACCGGGTCGACCGGCTTCGGGGCGTTGAGGCTGGCCTGCTGGAGGTCGAACGTCCGGCGCAGGGAGCGGGCGGCGTCGAGGATGTCCACCGTGGTCACGGTCGGGTCCTCGCCACCGGAGCGGGAGAGCGCGAATCGCACGCTGTCCTTGACGGCGCCGACGATGAACGCGGGCAGCATGCCCGAGGTCTCCACCGTGGACACCCCGTCCTCGACCACGTAGGTCGAGCCCATGGACTCCCACAGCTCGTCGAAGTCGAGCTTCGCCGACTGGTCACCCGGCAGGGTGGCCTTGATGATCCCCTCGAACGCCGGGCGGTCCGGCTCCGCGACGTGCACGATGGTGTCGATGCGGCCGGGCCGGAGCACGGCGGCGTCGAGGGAGTTGACGTGGTTGGTCGTCATCCCGACGATCAGCCCGCCGTCCACCTTGGTGGTCACGCCGTCGAGGGCTTCGAGCACCTTGACCACACGCTTGCGGTCCTGGTTACCCCCGGCGACGATGTCGACGTCCTCGATCCAGACCACAGCCGGGCCGTACTGGCGGGCCAGCTCCAGCGCCTTCTCGATCGGCTCGCCGGGCTCGACGTGGATGTAGGTCCAGCCGTGCGCGACCGCGATCTGGGCGGTCAGGTAACCGGCCAGCGACTTGCCGGTGCCGAACGGTCCTTCGAGCAGGGTCGTGGTCGAGAGGGACTGGCCCTGTGCCTTGAGCTTTTCGGCGTACTTGATCGGCGCCCACAGCCCTGCGGTGAGCAGGCGGTAGACGTCGGCCGCGTAGATCACGCGGTTCGGGTCCACACCGGACAGGTCGATGAACTTGGGCTCGGAGGTGCCTCCGCCGTTGACGGAGATGGCCTTGCCCCGGTAGATCGAGTTCAGCGCGATCTCGCGGTCGATCAGGTCGAAGAACGCACGGATGCGCTTCTCCTGCCGCTTCGGTGCGGTGACCGAGAGCGCGAAGACGTACTGCCCGTCCTCGTTGTTGGTGGCGTGCGTCTCGAACACGGCCTCCAGCGGCTCGAACGAGATCTGGCCCCACGGAACGGAGATGGTCTCGGTCAGGCTGACCTTGACGTCCTTACGCTGCGGCGGGTTGGCGCCGAACATGGTGAACGTCGGGACGCCCGCGCCGGTCGAGCCGAAGAGCAGCCGCATCGCACGCTCCATCGCGGCGGCACCGTCGTTCGGGCGGGCCGGGAAGTAGCGAACGAAGCTGGTCTGGGCGTTCTGCGCCCGCTCGTACTCCTTGAGGTAGTTGTAGATCCCCGGGATGTTGTCCTTGTACCGGCTCGGGAAGACGAACCGGTCGCCCTGGTAGACGAGCTTGTCGTCGGTGTTGGTCGACAGCCCGCCCAGCTTGTCCAGTGTGGCCAGCAACGCGGCGCGCTCGGCGTCGACCTGGGTGACCTGGGTGGAGCGGTGGGAGTGCTCGTCGACGACCTGGTCAGCGGCCTGGTCGGCGTCGAAGAAGTTAATTCGTGCCATGGTGGCAGTGCCTTTCTGTGGTGTGGGTTCTCTGCTGCACGGGTGGGCCGTGCGGCGTGGAGATGGGAGGAGTCGAACCTCCCCGCGTGCCCCTTCCCAAGAGCGCGCCCGGCCGTTCACCACGCTGCGGGACCCCCTACAGCGTTCCCTGGTGCCCGGGATCTCCCAGTGGGGGCTACTCGCCCTTTAGACGTTTCTTCAGGTCGGCAATCTCTTGTTCGATCGGGCGGGTGCGTTCCGGACCTTTTCCCTTGTTCTCATTCAGTTTCCGTCGCTTCTCTTCGATCTCCTGCTCCACTGCCTTGAGCCGTTCGAGTCCTTCGCCACTGCGCCTAAAGGGCCACTTCATGTCACTCCTGTCTGCGCTGCTTGGCAGCGCGTCGTTGTTGACGGCACGGATCGGGCTCCAACCCTGCCCTACGGAGTCCGGCGTAGACGTTCCGGCGCGCGGTCGGGCTGGTGGTGATGGCCACAGGGACCGGATGCTGCGCAGGGTCGGGAGGGAAGAACACCGAGTGCACGTGACTACCCTTGACGACCTTGCGCAGCTTCCCGTTCTGGTGTTGCGTGAGTTCCACCCGCCAGCCATTGGCCTTGGCCAGCTCACAGAGCCGTTGGAACTCCCGCCGGTCGATGCTCACGCCTCATGCGGAGAAGATCAGGACGTCGGAGTTGTCCAGAATGTCGACCACGTCATACTCCTGGCGCAGATCGCTGGCGTAGCTCTCGTAGTCGAACTCGTAGTGGTAGTTAAGGTCACCCGGGATGCTGACCTCGTTGCGGATCCGCTCGTCGGCGTGCTCCGTGGCCCAGTCGTCCCAGTTGTCGGCCAGCGTGATGAAGTCGTTGTCGAACGTGGACGCGTCAACGTACTCCGGCGTCTTGTCCGTGACGTAGGAGAGCGCGGCCAGCTCCCGGCCCACGGAGTAGTGCCAGTTGCGCTCTTGCAGTTGGCGCGAGTCGATGAGTAGTTGCGCGGTCGCCACAATGACAGCCCGATCCTCGGTACCGTCGAGCGCGTTCTCCAGCCCGCTGAGCAGTCCGACTATCTCACTGCGGTCGAGATGCCGGTTGTTGGTGATCAGTTCGGGCAGGACGTCTCGGACAGGTTGGTCGAGGTGACGCTCCAACTCGGCTTCCGGCTCTTCGTCCTCGTCCACCTGTTCGTTCGCCGAGGTGATCAGCTCCTGGAGAGAGGTCGGTACGGGAGTGCGCTCGACCTCCTGTGTTTCTGGATTCACTCCCAGGCTCACCGTCGGCTCGACCACGTGGGTGTCGTGGAACCGCTGTGTCCGCTGTCGTAGGAATTCGTGTGGATTGTCTACTTGCACCTCATAGGAGGTAGCCATGGGTTCTCCTTGGTCAGTGGCAGTTCTTGACAGTGCCCCCCGCGCGACTTGAACGCGCAATCTCCCGGTTGAACCCCACACCGAACATCTATTCGATATGCCGGGTGCTCTGCCCGTTGAGCTAGAGGGGGCGAAGTGGCCGGGGAGATCGGGGCGTGACCTCCCCGGCCGTGATTCTTCGTATGCACAACGGGGGTGTGCTAGCCCAGAATAGCTTCTCTGAGGCTGGTGCCGTAGTGCTCTTCGAGCAGTTTGGTGAGGGTCACCACGCCGAGCGCGAGGCCGCCCCGCTCGACCGGATACATACCCGCGATCAGCACGCGGGCCTCTTCTACCGAGTCATTGGCCAGGACCGAAGTCAGCACGGTACCCGCCTTGTCGGCGATGTCCGCCCGGAACCTCGTCCTCTCTTCGGGGGTCATCCCGGCGTCCTCTCCGCTTCGACCTTGCGCCAGGCTCCGACCAACATCCCAGTGACGAAGACGTACGCGTCGAACTGACCTTTGCTCATCGCCTTGAGCTTCGCGTCCACAGCCTCGTCGTCACCATCGACGACCAGCAGCTTTACGATCTCCGCGATGGTCAGGGACAGGTTGACCCGAGCCTCGTACTTGCGCTCCTCCTCGGGCGAGGCCATCAGCAGCCGACGCCCAGCTGCTTGCACAGGTCTTCGTCCAGGTTGAGCACGGAGACGTCCGCGTCCACACCCGCCCTGTCCAGCTCGGCGACCAGCTGCTCCAGCGGGTTGGGCTCGCTGGCGGCGGGCTCCTCGTCGTCGGTGTTGACCTGGGCCAGCACCTCCGGCGACATGGTCTTGGCCAGGTCGATGCCCAGGTCCCACGCGTGGTGGAACGCGTCGCTGAGCATCGGCGCGACCAGTTGTGCCAGCTCGCTGTAGTCCAGCTCGTGCGCGGTGACGTAGCCCTGGAACTCGGCATCGGTCGACTCCACCACGTGCTTGAGGACCTGGAAGTACGCGAACTGCTTGGCCGACTGGACGGCCTGGTTGATCTGGTACTTGTCCATGGGTTCTCCTTGGGTAGGGGCTGTTCGAGCGGTAACGCTCAGCCAACGCACACCCACCCCGGAGAGGCCGAACAGGGTGCCTACGGTGTGCGTTGGAGCGCGCGGCCGATCAGTCGTTCTTGCCGAGCCCGGCGTTCCGGACTGCGTCCTCAGGGTTCATCTTCGGGAACGCCTTGGCTGCCCGTTCCTTCTCGGCGTTCAGGCGCCTGAATGCGTAGTCCACACCGTCGTCGTAGCCGTCGGAGTGACCGGCCCTGTAGCCCGCGTCGTACCCGCCGACGATGGACTCCCCGATGATGTTCGTGATGATCACGGCGGCGTCGTCCATGTCTTTCGGGCGGTTGGACAGGAACGAAGCAATCGCTTGGTTGGCCAGCCGCTTGATGGCCTCGTCCTTGGTCTCAGCCATTGCCGTCCATCTCTTTCAGCGCCTCCGCACGAATGCGGCTCAGCTCTCCGCCGACCACAGCCCCGACCGCCTTGGCTCCCTCGTCGAACGCCGTCTTCAGCGCGGCGACGATCGCCGTGAGGTACGGGACCGGATCCTGGGCGATCAGCGGGAGGTTGACGTCCAAGTAGTTGCCGGGGTAGAGCATCGGACCGAGCGGCCGGAGTGCCTCGACGCGCTTCTGCGCCAGCACGGCGTTCAGCCGGGCGTTGTACTCGGCCTGCTCGTTGGCGTCGTAGTCGGCACGCTCCTTCACGTGCGCCACGAACCCCGCCATGTCGCCGGATTCGAGCAGCCGTAGTGCTTCCTTGTCCTGGTCAGTCAGTGACATCTGTTGGGTTCTCTTTCTCTCGAACGGAATTGATGTGCATGAACCAACCGTTGGCGAACGTCTCTTCGATCAGGGACTGCATCGCGGTCTCGAACTCGGCATCGGTCAGGCGTCCCCAGGCCCGCTGGTGGATCAGGCGGTTGATCTGCCCCGCCACAACCACTGCGAGTGACTTGGCCAGGTCACGCGGGTAGGGCTCGTACGGCATCTCGGTCACGTGGACCACATGCCGAAGAGCAGGGCGGCACCGGCCACAACCGAACCCACGCCGAGGAACGCGGCGGCGAACTCGGCATCGTGGCTCATGTTGAAGGCGATCAGCGCCAGCACGCCCGCCACGATGAAGATGAACGGCGCCGCCAGGATCGCGACGGCTAATGGGCTGATGTCGAGCCAGCTTCGTTTGTTGTTCTCGGGCACGGTCCCTCCTCGTCGTGGCAGTGGTTGAGCGGGTGGCCGGGGTGTGGCTCCACGATGTAGTCGTACGGGAATCGCGGATCGTCCTGGCGCAGGATCACCACACCCGCCTGGTACAGCGCCTTGTAGGTGTCCCAGGTGGGCAGGTTGCAGCCCGGCACGTACGGCATGTCGACGTAGTCGACGGTGGCGGCGACCGCACGGTCCGGTCCGCACTTGCTGATCACGGCACGAACCTGCCGCTGCCGGACGTAAGTCATCGCCCGGTGCTCGGTCACGGTCAGGGTGTGGCCGGGCTGTGGTTCGTGGCTGTGGCAGGGTCGGCGTTGCTCGGGTGCCGTCGCCGGGCAGGTTGCTGTAGCTGTGGTCATGGGTGGGGTTCTCTCAGTCGGCGGATTTGGGCAGGTTCTTGATCCATTCGTCGTCCGAGCCGTCCTCGGGCAGCACCACGTGGAACCCCGGGTACAGCCCGGATTCCGCGCCGAACGTGACCAGCCCGCGCTTCTCCAGCGCGACCAGGGATTGGCGGCGCACGTTCGGGATCTTGTCCCCGTGTGTGTCGAACACCAGTACCTTCACCCAGCGGCGAGGGAACACCTCCACACCCTTGGAGTTGATGCTGGCGTACACGTGCCCCTTGCGGACGGCGTCGAGCGCGAGGTGCATCGGTGCGCTCAGCCCGTTCTCGTCCAGCGTGCGGTGGTAGCCCTTCCGGGGCTCGGGCATGTCGGCTCCTTCAGCGCGGGTAGTGCTCGGACTGGGGCAGGCTCGGGTCGGTCACGTGCCACATCAGGCCGTGGAACGTGGCGTAGCTGTGACCACACGCGCAGGGCCAGGGCTGCTCGACCGGCTTCGGTGCCGGGTGCGCGTGCTTGTCCGCCCGCTGGGGGCACTTGTACTTCAGGGGCTCCTGGTGCGCCGCGACGTAGTGGGCGTACTTGCGGTTACGCGGGCGGCCTTTGTGCACGACCGGCACGTCAACGTCCGTGTAGTGCACGCCGACGGCCTGGTTACGGGTGGTGGAACGGACCATGTGATCCAACATGACTACTCCTGGGAAGGGGTCGTTTCGTCGTTCTCGATCCGCCTGCACATGATCCGGTCGTACAACGTGCGGGCTGCTTCGAGCAACTCGTCTCGGGTGGGGGTGTGGTCAGGAGTCGCTGGCAGCGGGACGGGCGTCGCCCGTGCCTCCGGTGGGGATCTCTTCTCCGGTGGCGATGTCAAAGATGGCCTCCTGATTGCGGGAGCGGCCGATCTCGACGGCCCTGGTTCGATCGATGTGGACGATCTCGGTCAGCTCCACCATGTACACGTTGCGCTCCGGGGAGTACCAGCCGCCGAGCGCCACGCCGTTGGCGATCAGCACGGTGGCCACGGGGTCGCTCAGCAGGTCGGCCACAGCGGTGGCGAACTCCTCCCGCGTGATGTCTCCGGACCCGACGATGTGCTCGGTACCGGGGATCGCGATGGCGTAGCCACTGTCTCGTCCCACCTCGTAGAGGTGGTCATTGGTCGGGGAGTACGTGAACCCACCGTTGGTGGTCACGGCGGTGAGCAGATCGGTGGTGGTCATGGGGGTTCTCCTTTGGGAAGGGGATTGAGCGGTAGGGCTCAGCCTGCGCACACTCCCTCGCCGCGTCCTGTGGCAGCGAGCGGGTTTTCACCCCACCCCGTGGCTTGGTGCATCGCCACACCCGGCGTCCGGGCCACGGGGGGTGGGTAGGAGGGAGTGTGCACAGGAGCGCGCGGCCGATCGTTGGTGGTGATGGTGGTCAGTGCCGGTGGCTGATCAAGATGTGCGAGTGCAGCGGGCAGGCGTTGTCGTGGTGGAGAGGGGATTTGCTGGTCGTGTGGTGTGCGGCGTCCAACGCCTTGAGGTTCGCGCAGGTGTGTTCGTATCGGGTGGGGTTACGGTGCGGCAACTGGGCGCGGGTCACGCTACCACACCCCCTGGTCACGGGTCGGGTACCCGTGGGACGAACGCCCGCCGTAGGGGGCGTAGCTCACGGTGCGTCGAACGGTGAACGAGTTACACGGGTGGTGCCGGGCGGCGTCGGCCCGGAACACCTGGATGGCCTGGTACATCAGGACCGTGATCGCGGTGACGGCCACGGTGGCAAGCAGTACGAATTCCATGGTGTGTCCTCAGGAAGGGGCGGCAAACGGTATACCGTTTGTGTTTCGGCAGGTCAGGGGGTTGGCTTGGGGGTTCTATACCCGTAGGGCATGCCCAGGTTGGTGACGACTGCGGTGGTGTACCCCTCCCACCGGCCCACACGCCAGGTGCGGTAGTCCCGGGTGTACTGGGTGGCTTGGGTGAACCCACCGGTCGGTACGTAGGCCGGGCGCCTCATCGCACGTCCTTGAATTGCTGGTCACGGCGCTCGGCTTCGTGCTTGGCCCCGAGGATGTAGCCCCGGTCGAACGCCTCGTGCTGGGTCGCGGCCTTGGTTCCGGTCTCGTAGGCCGAGATCACCGGTTTCTCCCAGTCGCGGGGCGGGTACCCGCCCTTTTTGAGCCATTCGTCCAGATCCTGAACGGCGTCGGCGAGTTCGGCTGCGAGACCGGCGGCGCTCTCGTAGCTGCGCGTGTGGCTCAGGTCGTTCTGTAGCTCGCGAATGCGTTGGAGTGTGGCGTTGGGGTCCATGGCTGGGTTCTCTCTCTGCTGTGGCCTACTCAGGGCCGGGAAGGGGCTAGTGGGTGGTGGCCGGTGGTCCGGGCCAGTGGGCATCCCTGATGACCGTGGCGTCGTCGAGGGGGCACGTGCACTCGTCGACGTCCGCCAGGGTCTGCATGTTCGTCGGGAAGGGGAAGACCGAGCGCGTGTAGGGGTTCTTGGTGCTCCACCGCAGGTGGGGGTGGTTCCGACAGCTAAGAATGCGGTGGTATGTGTAGTCCTCGGTGAACAGCCCGGCGTCGCGGTAGGTCCGGACCGGGATGCGGTTGGTGTCCGACGGTGGGCTGTTCAGCACGTACGCCGATCCGATGACCGAGGGCTGGGCGCGCCGGGTGGCTTCCTCTTGCGCTTCCTGCCACTGGTCGGGCAGTTCGCCACCACGGGCCAGGTGCTCGTCCAAGGCTTCGAACGCCTCGACCATGGCGTCCATCAGCCGGGGCGAGTCCAGTACGGCCAAGTCGTCGGTGTTCCAGGCGTTGACCAGCGTGCGGAGCGTGGTCAGGGTCGGAGTGGGGTCAGCCATGGTAGGTGCGCTCCTTGGGGTCTCGGGAGTAGAGCCGCTTGTCGGACAGGAAGACGCGGGTATTGGGCTTCAGCCAGGTGGCGTTGGTCGGGATGGAGCGCTGGCTCACCCGGCACCACGAGTAGGTGTGGTACGGGTGAGTTGCGTCCACCCGGGTGATCGCGAAGGTGCCCATGACCTTGACGGCCTCTCCGGCGGGCGTGAGGTACCACAGGGGCTCCCAGTCGTCCTTGGTGAGGGTTACGGGCGCGCGGTAGTACATGGCTCCTCCTCGGGGATTTGAGGGCGATGGTTGTAGGGGTCAACTGCGCAGTAATGCTCACGCCGTCGTCGTACGCATCTGTCGAGGGGCAGCACGACGACGGGAGTGCACGGCTGTTCAGCGATCAGTCGTTGGTGGCTCAGTGGTAGGTCGGGGGGATGGGGGTGAGCGTGAGACCGGGGCGGAGC